CAGGGCAAGAATTCTGCTCGCCGTCAGCCCTCACCCCTACATTTGACAAAGAACCATAAAAGAACCAAAAAAAGAGCCTGAAACTTTCGTTTCAAACTCTTCCGTACACCCCGAGGGAATCTATAAGAACACTGGTATCCTCGTTGTTTTCGGCGCTGTCGGCATCAGTTTCAATCGGAATTTCAACGCCCGTGTCACTGTCGTCGTAATCAAACGTGATCTTGATGTGGTCGTCGTAGAGATACACGGCGCGGAGGAAGTGCTTAATCAGCGTCTTTTGGTATTTCATGCTGTTTACATCGCCGTTGCGGAAGCTCTCGAAGAAGAACTGCACATGGTCGCGGGTAACGTCCGGAATGCTCCGTTTTTCTGCCAGCAGACTGGACAGCACTTCCCTTTGCTCCGCTTCAAGTTCTTGCAGGCGGGCTTTTGTCGTTTCGGTCACAACACCCATCTCGATGGCCTTCATTACGTTCTTTATAGCCGTCTTGTTTTCCTTCAGCTTGTCCTCAAGATAGCCGATGTCCGATTCGGCGATGATCTTGCTCCTGTACTTCATAACAAGATCAGTCATCCAGTCGATGTTCTCCGGCTTCGTGATGCAGGCTTTCAGGCTGGATACAACGAGCTGCTCAATGGCATCTTTGCGCACCGGCTTCTTCTGACAGGTGTGCTTCTCTGCATTGTTCTTGCAGCGGTAGTAGTAATACATCTTCCCCATCTTGCCCGTGCCGGAGGAACCAACCATCGGCTCCAGACAGTAGCCGCAAAACAGTTTCCCGGTCAGCAGATACTCCATATCATCGCGCCTCCTTCTGGATTTGATAGTCGTTTTCATGGTTTCTTCTCTTTCCCGTGCAGCTTCAAACAGTTCTCTATCAATGATCGCCGGAATTCCACCGGGGATTCTCACGTCTCGATAGATATATATTCCGGTATACCGCTCATTGGCAAGCAGTGAGTGAAATGACCCCTTATTCCAAGCGCCGCCCGTACCCGTTCGAATCTGACGCTTATTCAGATCGTCGGCGATACTGGCCTTCAGCTCTCCATTGGCAATACGCCGAAAAATTTCCTGAACGATCGGCGCGGTCTGCTCATCGATTTCGTAACGACCATCAGTACCGCGCTTATACCCCAGCGGCAAAGAGCCGTTCACCTTGCACTGGTTGGCGTTGTCCATCAGGCCGCGCATGATGTCCTCGGCCATGTTCTCCGAATAGAACTGGTTGACGTTCATCATCGTACGCAGAGCGAAGCGGCCGGCGGCGTTGTTTCCGAACTCTTCCTTGCAGTAGACCACGTTTACGCCGTGCTGAGCCAGTTTATCTTCATAGGACAGTGCATGGAGCATATTGCGGCTGATACGATTCGACTTATAGGCCAATACGATCTGGAATTCGCGTTTTTCAGCCGCGCGCATCATCTTCTGAAACTCAGGACGTCGGTCAGAGCGGCCGGACATGGCACGATCCGCGTAGACCCCAACGATCTTATAGCCATGCTGTCGCGCATATTCCTGGCATTCATCTATCTGCTGTTCGATACTGGCATCGTTCTGCGCATGGCTGGAATAACGGGCGTATATCGCCGCAACCAAGCCCTGTGATACGGCAGTCTCCTTCTTGGGCATCCCGTCACTCCTTCCAATCCGCGCGTTTCAGACACAGTAGCTTAAATACGTTATTTCAGAATTTTCCCGCCTACCAAATGGGCAAACCCTTCGCGCAAGATGTTCCATTCATCTTCGCTTATGATAACAACCTTGCCGTTGTCCATCTGAACCGTTGTAAAGCTATCTCCGTTGGCAGCATCTCGCATGACGCCTTCGACGTTCAGTTTGAACTGTTCAAACGAAATCTCGTTCATCATTTTTCCTCCTATCTTGCATTTTTGCCTTTCCACCAGCAGAATACATTCAAAGCCCCGAAAATCAAGGCAATTATAGACCATACAACCAGATCGCCAAATGTACCGAGACTGATAAAGCCAATCAAAGCACCCACAAGATAGATGATGGCTGCGGTCAAGGTTGCCTTGAGACTGTCTCTACCAAGAGCGCCGGTTATGCCTGCAATCAGGAGGGCAAACGCCAAGAGCGTGCCGCCTCCGGCTGATGTATCTGCAGTGTTACTACCCAGCGTGTTGACAACGTTGGTGGCACAGGATTGGAACATGACGATGATAAACATGATGACGGAAAGAATGCCAATAATCATCCTCGGCAAACGTAATGGCATTTCCGTTGTTGACGCCGGAGCGGGTCGTTGAACCTGCCCGCTGCGTTGTTGAACCGGTCTGCCTTGCGGTGCCGGTCTTCTCTGCTGAGTTGGGCGCTTATAGTAACGGTAGCCGCACTCTGGGCATTCGAAGCTCTCTCGACCTAACAGATACCTCGGAATCTCTCGACCACACCTTCTGCAAATCATTCAGTTTTCCTCCTCTGTGTCGCATCTTTGCAATTCACATCTATTTGCAGGTATTCGGCCATTACACGTCCATCGTGCATCACTTCTCCCTAACACGTTTCGTTATTCTCTAACAAAGTCGAATTTATGGCGCAATGTTTTGATAATATTTACAGACAGCATTACTTTTAGGGAGGTATTTTCCATGAAGAATCTGGATGAAATCAGCATTGCATTACAACTGTACGACTGCCTTACTCCGGATGAGCGCCACCAGATTCATGCCCTGATAGCAGAGCTTTCATCAGGTCGAGAATCCTCTGTCGATTCTCCGGGCTCAAAGCAGCAAACAGTTTAGCAAATTCCTCCCGCTCCGCGCTCTGCGTTGGAGCGGGTTCTGATCGCTCCATAGGCACGTCGTAGCCCATCAGCCAAACTTCGGAAACGTTGAGAGTTTTTCCCAAGATTGCGAGTTTCCACTGGCCGGGTTCAACCTTTCCACTAACAAACTGACTCATATCGCTCTTCGTCAGTTTGAGATTGTATTCCTTGCAATACGGTTCAGACAATCGAATAATATCAACCTGTCGCAGGTTTCTTTCTTTCATTAAAAACTTAAGCCTATCAGATGTCCTTGCCATTTTTTCCACCTCGCCATCATTATAGCACACGTTGAACAAAAGTTCAATACCGAAAATAAAATTCAATTATTTTGAATTTTTGGGTTGACAATAACTGCCGCTGGTGGTAATATTAGGACATAAAAGTTCAATATTGAACTCTGAAAGGAGGCGATACTATGGCATTCAACTATTCAAAGCTGGCGGGGAAAATTACGGAAGTATTCGGCACACAGCTACGCTTTTCTGAGGCAATGGGGCTCTCAGAGCGCACAATCTCCTTGAAACTCAATTCCAAAGTTGAGTGGAAACAGGGCGAAATCAACAAAGCCTGTTCGCTGCTTGGCATCGATATTTCCGAGATCCCCACTTATTTTTTTGCTACATAAGTTCAATATTGAACTTCAAGTGACAGAAAGGAGGTTCACATGACCAAGGACCTGATGACTGACGAGGAAGTCGAGCTGGAAATCGACCGACTCAAGGAAAGCGATGCTGTGAAACTGGCTCAGAAGGAGCGCCAGTGGAAGTATCGCCGCCGTCAGTACATGTACACCCTGCGCTGGTATGAGAAGCGCGGCAAGGAGTTGATGGCAGTAGGCGTTACCGAGAAGGATTTCGCAGATTCAGTGGACGCCGACGAGGGAGGTGAACATGATGTCGGCAGCTGTTGACCGGAAGAACTACCCGACGCTGAATCCTGACCGTATGCCTGAGTGTACGCAGTATGAGACTGCCAAGGCCACGTTTAAGGCAGTACGCCAGTATTTCGATCAGCCGGGTGTGCAGGAACGCTTCGAGGCATGGCAGGCAGAACAGGAGCGCAGGAAGGTTGAAAACCCAGAGAGTTTTCAAGCCGCCAAAGGCGACTGCCCGATCAATCCAACAGATTGATAGACGGCGCCTTGGCGCAGAAAGGAGAGCAATGAAAAGTACAAAAACGGAGGCTGTACCACGCCAACAGTCACAGCCTCCAAACGATGGTGCATGTACGAAAAGCACCAAATCTATTGTAGCCGGTATTCCCGCCGATGTCAAGGCAATTCGTGAGCTTCGAACAAAACGAAGCATTCTGGTCGCAGACATTGTCGAGGTGGTTGCCGCAGGTTATCCGAAATTTGACCGCTATCTGCTCAGCAAGGTTGAGCATGGCGACGAATACGGCATCCGGCTACGAGACGATGCGATGGTGACGCTCATGACGAAGTTCGCGCCAGAGCAGCGGAAACGCCGCTCCCGCGACAGGCACAACAAGGCCAAGAGAGTACAAGCCCGACTATCGGACGACGTTTACAGCCGGTTGCAACGAACGGTAGCCGCCAACAACATCACCATCCAATCCCTGCTTGAACAGTTGATCCTGAATTACATCATTGAACATTCGAAAGGAGATCCCCATGATCAGACAGCCCAGTGAAGCCCAAACCAAAGCGAAGAAAATTCGCATGCTCATTGCCGGTTATCCCGGAATCGGCAAGACCACGCTCGGCCTCTCTGCGCCGCGCGCTCTGCACATCGACATCGACTTCGGCATCGACCGCATCGAACCGTTGTACCGCCGTCCCTATATCCAGCCGCAGACCTATCAGGAACTGCTGGACGATCTCATTCCCGCCAACCTCGTTGATCTCGATACGCTGGTATTCGATACGGGCGGCAAGCTGCTCGATCTGATGAAGCCGTGGGCGATCAAGAACGACCCCAAGAACGGAAAGCGCGACGGTTCTCTTTCCCTGCAGGGATACGGCGCAGTTGGACGCGAGTTCACGCGGCTGATGGACTATTGCTTCTATGAATTGGACAAGCACATCGTGATGCTTTTCCATGCTGTCGAGGACAAGGACGGCGACAACACCCGCCTTCGCCTTATGATCGAGGGTGGCACGAAAAACACGGTGTGGATTCCGATGGACCTGGGCGGCTTCCTTGAAATGCAGGGAAACAACCGAACCCTCGGCCTTTCCAACTGCGAGAGATACTTTGCCAAAGGCACGCGCGGCATCAACGGCATTCTGAAAATCCCAGAGCTGACTGACGGTGCCCCCAATGACTTTCTTGCCCGCCTGTTCGACCAGTACGAGAAGAAATCCGAAAACGACGCTGCGGTGCTGTCAGCTGAGAAAAAGCACTACGAAATCGCGATGAAGAAGGGCAAGGCAATCATCGACGAAATCATAGACGCGCAGTCTGCCAACGGGCAGATGGCGGCATTCAAAGCCCTCTCCCATGCGCTCACCAGTCAGCGCGAACTCAAGGTTCTCTGGAACCGAAGGATGAAGGAATGCGGCGTGACGTTCTCTGCCGAACAGAAGTGCTACGTTCCCGAAGATGGAGGTGGCGAAGCGTGAACAGCGGCAATTTCAGCCCGACCAAAGCCAACAGGGCACAGATCAAATACTGCGATGAACACGAATGCCCGGTATTTGCTCCGATGAATGGCGTTTGTTATCGCTGCGGCTACAACATCTATCTCCCGACCAATGGAAAGAGTGGACCGCGCGGCATTACCGTTGAGGAAGCGGGCAGCAGGCTCATTACAAGCTGCCCGCATTGCAGCTACAGCTTTGTGGAATGAGGTGTTGATATGAATCGCTACCTGATGACGCACAGTCTGCTTTCCTCGTGGCTGTACATGATGGAAAGTCAGTATGAATCCGCCGACCGAAATCCGATGGATGAATTTCTGACAGTGTTGCGGCGCGAACCCACGCCGACCAGTGAAGCCATGCAGAAGGGCATCGACTTTGAGAATCTGGTTACTGCCATCGTCGATGGCGAAACGACAATGCCATGCCAGGTTCTGGACGTTGAGGCAAATACCGCAACAGTCCTCCAGCGGCCGATCAGCGAGCATCCCTGGTATGAACCGGCTGCAAAGATCGCAAAGATCGTCAGAGGCGGCATTCTTCAATACGTCGCCAAACGCGACGTGCGGATATGCGGCATGGACTTTCTGCTGTATGGCCGGTTGGACGCCTTGAAGGGCGGCAGCATCTACGACATCAAGTTTACCAGTCGTTACGATGCTGGTAAATACTTCGATAGCACCCAGCACCCGATGTATATGTTCATCGTGCCGGAAGCGAACGAATTCAGCTATCTGGCCAGCAACGGCACAAACGTATGGATTGAAACCTATCGACGTGACGAGACCAACGACATCCGCGTAACTGTTGAGCTGTTCATCAAGTGGCTGCGCGATAACGGCTTGGAACGGGTGTATCTGGAGCACTGGGGTGCACGATGAAAGGCCGTCTGATTGATCTTGCGGTCGGCATGGATGGCAGGCAGCGCGTGACCATCGCCGTGGAAGGCGATCTTCGAGAGATCTTCGATGAGTTGCATGAAGCGGACGTTTCCGTCGAGATCAAAAAGTTCCGAAGAAAGCGTTCCCTTGACGCGAACGCCTATGCATGGGTACTCATTGACAAGCTGGCGGTTGCGTTGAACATGGAAAAGGTCGAGGTCTATCAAGAGTTGATACGAAACATCGGCGGCGTTTCCGAAACCGTCTGTGTGCGAAACGAAGCGGTGGATCGGCTGTGCGAAGGCTGGAAGCATAACGGCCTCGGCTGGTTCGCTGAAACGTTTCCCAGCAAGATCAACGGCTGCACCAACGTGGTGCTTTACTACGGTTCGAGCACCTACGACACGAAGCAGATGTCGACTCTGATCGACGTGGCGGTTGAAAGCTGCAAGGGATTGGGCATTGAAACGATGCCGCCCGCAGAGCTGGCGGCGCTGGAGGCAAGCTGGCAATGAAAAACGTGCTTTGCGACTACTGCGGAAAACCCACGCGCTTCGTAGATGACAGCATTGTCTACGGACGCAGCTTCGGAATGATCTACTATTGCCGCGAATGCCGCGCGTGGGTCGGCGTTCATCGTGGTACCGATCAGCCGCTCGGCCGTCTGGCTGATGCTGAGCTACGGAAGTACAAGAAAGCCGCTCACGCTGCTTTCGACCCGATCTGGCGGCGAACTCAAATGACACGCAAGGCCGCTTACAAGTGGCTGGCAGCACAGCTCGGGATTCCCGAGCAAGAAACGCACATCGGTATGTTCGATGTAGATCAATGCAAGCAGGCCATAGCAGTCTGCAAGAAAAGAATGGAGGGTTTCTATCATGAGTAAGAAAAAAGGCTTTAAGGGACGTTGCAACGCGAGAGAGAGGCATTCCAGTTCCAAGACTAAAATTGCGGCGCTTGAAATTCACGCGATTGAGGATGCTGTCATGGTTCCTCGCATCGAATACGACGCGCTGCAGTACGAACTGGCACGCACTGAGATCGCCCGACGCATGCTGCTGGAGGAGAACGACGTTTACATGAACACTACGGCCATCAGGCAGGTGCTGGACGTGCCCGTAAAGGAGTGATGACCTATCAACAGCTGTGTCCTTGTCGGCAACCTTGCCGCTGATCCGGAACATCGGACTACACAAAGCGGCATCAGCTGTACGACCTTCAGGGTCGCAGTTCAGCGCCGCTTTGCCAATCAACAGGGCGTGCGCGAAGCTGATTTTATCAACTGCGTAGCCTGGCGCAGTACCGCCGATTTTGTCCATAAGTACTTCATCAAGGGCAACAAAATCGGTCTACGTGGTTCGCTGCAAACCAGAAGCTATGACGCTCAGGACGGCAGTAAACGCTATGTGACGGAGGTGATCGCAGACGAGGTTGAATTCGTAACATCGAAGTCTGATGGGCAAAACTCTGGTCAGTATTCCGGCAGCGCACCGGCTCCGGCCTACGGACAGCAGGGATATTCCCAGCAACCGGTTTACGGACAGCCTGCACCCCAGCAGCGCACGGAACAGATGCGGATGGATACCGGCGGCTTCACGGAAGTGGACGACGATGAACTGCCGTTCTAACGAGGTATGCATATGGCAACAGGAAAGCGTTACTACTGGATTAAGCTCAGGGAATCCTTCATGACCTCGGATACAGTGGATTTCCTTATGAGCCAGAAGGATGGTGCCAACTACGTTGTCCTGTATCAAATGCTCTGTCTCAAGACTATTAACACGGGTGGACGTCTCTCGCGAACCATCGGCGAGATCGTCATTCCCTACGACGTGGAGAAGATTCAACGGGACTGCAAGTGGTTCTCCGCCGACACCATCCGTGTTGCCTTGAATCTCTACAAACGCTTCGGATTGATTTACGAGGATGTGGATGGAACGCTGGTGTTGGTTGAGCACAATACCATGGTTGGCAGCGAAACCGACTGGGCAATGCAGAAACGTGCGCAGAAAGATTCTCGGCTTCTTCCACCTCCCGATAGTGGAAACCAAGTGGAAAGTGGTGTGGAAAATTTCCACACAGATATTAGAGATAAAGATACAAGATATCAGAGTTCAGATACAAGAGTACAGATACAAGAGAAAGAGGACGATGTAGTATGCGCGGAGCCGCCCGATTCCGGGCGCTCCACGCCGGCATCCGAACCTGCGCCGACGCCCAGCGAATTCAACATTCCGCTGAATGACGGCTCCTTCTACAACGTGCCGATGGAAAACATCGAGGTTTACAAGAAGCTCTATCCGAAGGTGGACGTGGAACAGGCTTTGCGAAACATGATCGGCTGGTCAATGTCGGCTGGGGCAAGCCGAAAGACCAGGCGTGGAATCAAGCGATTCATTACCAACTGGCTTTCAAGCGATCAGGACAGGGGCAGGGCACGAAAGCCCGCTGAAACGCAGAAGCCGGTTTACGCCGACGAAGACGATTTTTACTGAGGAGGTGTCGTATGCAGTCAATCGGCGATCTTGCCGTGAGCGCCATGGCGCAGCTCGGTTCTGAATCACACATTCCTGCCGAACCGGGAGATACCATCGGCGAGGACGGAATGCTGCACTGCGGCGTATGCGGTCAGAAGAAAGAGTTCAGGCTTCCATTCAACGGACACTACGTTCCGAGTATGTGTCAGTGCCGCAGGGATGAACTGGCTCGTGAAGAGGCTGAGAAGCAGCGGCAGCAGGAATTGCAGCGTGTCCGTGAGCTGGCCAGCTATTCTCTGGTGGATGAACGATTTCACGAATCCACATTTGACCATTTCATTGCTTCAGCGCCCGAAGATCAGCGCGTGTTGCGCATCTGCAGGAATTACGTGGAGCATTTTGACGAGATGCTGGCAAGGAACGCGGGACTGATCTTCTATGGTTCACCAGGAACAGGCAAGACGTTTGCTGCAAGCTGCATCGCCAATGCACTGATGGCACAGCGCGTGCCTGTACTGGTAACCAGCATCGTGCGGCTGACGGCAAATATGTTCGGCGATGATCTTGCTGAACTGCTCAATCAAATGAATACCGCACGACTGCTGGTGTTGGATGATTTCGGTGCCGAACGCAATACCGAATTCAAGGCGGAGCAGATCTTCACAGTGATCGATTCCCGATACGCTGCGAAGAAACCCATGATCATCACGACCAACTTGATGGATTTCAAGACGGAAACTGACGTCCGGCGAAAGCGTGTGTACGATCGCATCTTCGAGGTTTGTACGCCGATCAAGATGGACGGCGAATCCAAGCGTCGTGCTGAAGGACGAAAGATGCGCGATTCAATTCGCGCTATGCTTGAAGGATAACCAAATGATTCACAAGGAGGATATGACCCATGATGTATATCGACCCGAAAAAAAGACTCGATCTCTCCAGTGCGCACTTCGACGAAATGCGCCATGATCTCGATCGGTACATCACCAAGATGCTGCCGATCATGGAGGCGAAAAACACCCAGGCGGGTACTATTTCCCTGAAGATCGACTTTTCCATCCTTGAGGACAAGGTGAAGTGCGAGAACTCGCCCACCGGCGAACGCGAGGCGCTCATTCCGACCATCAACTACAAGATTGCAATGACATTGCAGAGCAAGGCTGAGAACAAGGGCTATGTCGTGAGCGGTGGGCATGAAGTTGTGCAGGAAGGCAGCGACTATTACATCGTCACCAAGGAAGAGGCCGGCGGTCAGCTCAATATGTTCGGCAGCTACGATGAAGCGCCTGAACAGAGCGAGCGCTTCGGCTTCTCCACGGATGGATTCGAGGAGGACGAGCTATGATGCGGGTAGAGAAATGGGACTTCGTGGAGCGCAAGTACCGCCCCTACGAAATCCCGGACGGCTGGTATTGTCCGCTTGTGCTGTTCGATATGGAGACGATCGTCAACTGCGCTTCCTGCGGCAAGAAACTGCCCTTCGGCGACGCCTATACAAGCCGTTGCATTCACAATCCGTATGGCTTCGGGTACATGGTGTGCGAAGCGTGCATGACCAAAGAGCGTTTGGCTGAGAGCGAAGCGCAAAAGGAGAATTTGACATGAGAATCAAGCAGATTATTCACCAGAACCGACGTGATTTCAAGGCGGTGTTCGAATGCGAGCACTGCGGATATACCGCCAAAAGTTGGGGCTACGATGACGCGAATTTTCACCAGAACGTGATTCCTGCAATGAAGTGTCCTAAGTGCGGAAAGGCTGCCGATGAAAACTATCGAGCGCTATCAACAAAATACCCCGAAGGGATGGAGGTATAACGAATGATCACAATGATACCCCGCTCCAGGCTGGAGCCGCACCCTGACAATCCACGGAAAGAGCTGGGCGACCTGAGCGAATTGGCCGCTTCGATTCGAAAGCAGGGACTGCTTCAAAACCTGACCGTGGTTCCCTCGCCCGATTCGCCAGATAAGTATCGCATCGTCATCGGGCACCGGCGCTTCAGTGCTTCTGGCATCGCAGGACTCGACGAGCTGCCCTGCATCATCGATACGAAAATGACCTATCCGGAACAGATCGCCGTGATGATGTCCGAGAACATCCAGCGCAACGATCTGACCATTACCGAAAGGGTCGGCGGCATTCAGATGATGATGGATCTCGGCATGAACGTCGGTGAAATATCCGGAAATACCGGCATCAGCGATACCACGATTCGCCGCTACGCAAAGCTCGCCAAACTCAACAAAGGCGGCATGGCGCAGGCGGAACAGCGCGGCGCAACGCTGATGCAGTTCGCAGAGATTACCGAGATTGAGGACGACGCACTGCGTCAGGAAGCGCTTGAAAAAGTCGGAACCGACGAATACCGAAGCGTAATGTACAAGGTTCGAGCATGGCGTGACCGCAAAGCCCGTCTGCCGCACATGGTTGAAAAGCTGAATGCTTTCGCCACTGAAATCAAGAAAGCTGACTATTCCAAGCACATTTGGAATCAAAACTTTTATTACTATGATTCCGATGTGCTGACCAAGGTTGACGAAATAAAGCGCAAGAAAGGTACGGCATACGCTTACATCATCAAGGACAGCAATGTCGAGCTGTACGAAGAACGCTCGAAGTCCGATGACGCCAAAGAGCAGGCCAAGCGTGAAGCGCAGGAGCGTATGAAAGCCCGCGCCAATCATGAGCGCGAGATCGCTGCTGCGTTCAAGCAAATGCGCAGCGAGTTCATGAAAGACCTGTCGCTCAAGGGGCATGAAGCTGAAGCGCTGCGTTTTGTACTCTGGAACCTGACCCGCAGGGAATATCAGTACTGCCCGACGACGCACGGCTGCTTTGCCGAGGTTTTCCTTCACAGCGAGCAGAAGGAAGGCGAAACCGGAAGCATCCAGATCGACAACGACGCAATCTTCCAGTTTCCCGAAAAGCGGCTGCTGTTGGGCGCGGTTCTGGCGGCGTATGACCGGATCGACGTTGGCGATATGAGCATGCTGGATCGCTACAGCGGCAAGCCCAAAGAGAACACCGCGACGATTCGCGAGCTGTACGACCACATGGAATGCATGGGCTACAACGTCAGCCAGGAAGAGCGCGACTGGCTGGATGGAAGCCACGAGTGCTTTACCTTCCCGCACGACGAAAAGGAGAACGCCAAATGAAATTTACAGTGCCGGGCGAACCCTGTGGAAAGGCTCGCCCGCGGGTGGTACGCAACGGGAACGTTTCCCGCACGTACACCCCGGAGAAAACCGTGAACTACGAAAATCTGGTGAAGCTGGAGTTTCAGCGCCAGTGCGGCGAAGCCTACATCGGCGATGGCGGCATTCGCATGTACATCACCGCCAGATTTTCCGTTCCCAGCTCCGCCAGCAAACGCAAGATGACCGCCATGCTGGACGGTGCAATTCGACCCACCAGGAAGCCTGACTGCGATAATATCGCGAAAATCATCTGCGATGCCCTCAACGGCGTCGCTTACAGGGACGATGCGCAGATCGTATCCATCACAATTGAAAAGCGATATGCCGCCATCCCCGGCGTTGAAATCCGTATTGAGGAGGTACTGTATGAAAGCCTATGTAATCCAGAGCGCTGAAAAGCTCAAGGAAATCGTGCCGCTGATGAAGTGGCAGAAAGAAAAAGATAAGGTCGCCGCTTTCGCAAGAGTGTGGAGCGCGACTGAACGCAAGGAACCTGAAAAGGCGAAGAATCTGTCCGCCCGCATCGAGATCGGCAAGAGCGCTCAGGTGTTTAAGGTGATCGGCACCGCAGTTTCCCTTCTGGGAACCATGAACCTCTCTATGGCGCGGGCGTTTGTCGCAGATATGGAGGCTGTAAAGTGAAGATCATACGAGCGTCGTTCCAGATCGAGGAACGAAATGAACTGCGCGGCGGCATTGAGAACATCGAACGCGCAGGCCGCACCTGCTATAAAAGCGACGGCAAATCCACTGAGAACAGCGCCGACGGATTCGTGCGAGGTCTGATCAAACGAAAGCATCTGTCCGTGCTGGAACATGGCGATATGATCTTTGAGATCAGCGACCGCCACCTCTACGAGAACGTGGCTGAAGGGCTTCAGATCATTCAAGACAGCGGCAAGCAGCCGCCCATGCTCGAAATGACCAACGTTAACCAGCGGTATATCGTCTCCGGAAACATTCGGGCATGGTTGGAGCTTTTCGCCATTGGCTCTCTTGCGGGGCGTTACTTCATCGGTCACTTCGATCCCGTATTCATTCGGGGCATGGGATTCATCGACGAGGACGCGGAACCGGATTCACGGGTACGACAGATCCATTACGCCGATCTCCGTGTTCCATCGGAAAAACTGGCACATCTGCGACAAACGGTTCGATTCACCGTAGATCGCGGCGTATCGCACGAGTTTGTCCGCCATCGGAAGATGAGCTTCTGTCAGGAGAGCACGAGGTACTGCAATTACGCAGACGAACGATTTGATCGCGAGATCACGGTCATACGTCCCTGCTATCTGGATGAGGACACGGAGGGCTACGCGCTCTGGAAGCGGCAATGCATGAGCGCAGAAACGGCTTACTTCGCGCTGCTGAATTTCGGTCTGCTTCCACAGGAGGCGCGCGCTGTACTTCCTACCAGCACCAAGACGGAGCTGGTCATGACCGGCAATCTTCGTGCATGGCAGCACTTCTTTGATCTTCGCGCCAAGCGGCTCACGGGCGCTGCACATCCGCAGGCAGAGGAAGTGGCGGTTCCGCTGCACGAACTGTTCAAAGCGTTATACCCGAACACAATCATCTGACGGTTGCTTTTGATTATTGCATGGGCTGTGCGGGAAGACGTTGATCTTCCCGCCAGATAAAGGAGCAAGAGACAAAATGAGCATATTTGGTGGAATCATTCTGTTCGTATCCGGCGTAGCCATCGGCGGCAGCGCCGTAGCATACAACTACCACTCCATTCGCCGGGCAACTTCCGGCCTGCACAAAGAGAACGAGCGGCTCAAGACCTGCGCGTGGGAAGACAAGATGGAATACGTCTACAAGCAGGCGTATGACGAAGGGTATCTCAGGGGGCGCAAAAGCCCAATGAGCGATGTAGAACGGTTCGCGGATACTCTTGAAAGCCGGCACATTGATTTTCGGACGACGCGGGGATCCGCCCGTCCTGCTGCAAAGGGAGGGACGACCTGTGGGCAAACGCCAAAGCGATAAGGAATTACTCAGATACAGAGAAGCAGCAAAGGATGGCGCACGCGAAGTCTTGAACCTGCAGCGTCAGCAAAGAAACTTGAATCTGTATCGAACGACCGAACGTCTGCTGCGGAATTACAAGACCTATCAAAAACTGGTGAACGATTTAGACGGCTACGGCTTTGAACCCATAGAGAAGTCTCACGACATCAGCGTCGCTCCCCCTCCGGGGAGCGGCGTGTCGGACAGGGTGAATCTGTACGATGAGCATATCGCCGCCAGAAGAGCGTCCTACGAACGAACCAAGGCAAGGTTCGATGAGATTGACGCTGTAGTAAAGCAGTTCCAAGACAAAGAAGAGTTCATCGTCATTCGCATGTACTACTTCAACGAAACCGCCCACGGTCAAGATCGCCGCGAGGAAGCCAAACCTTACACCTTCGAAGAAATCTCCGCAGAGCTCGCTGCGCTTGGCATCAATAGGAGCGAACGATCTCTTCGCACATGGCGAACGAAGTTGGTTCAGGACATGACGGTACTGTTGTTTGGTGTGGAAGGTGCAGTAAGCATCGAAGCCAGAGAGCCAAAGCAAGGCAGAACAGAGGAAGGAGCAGCAGATGACCAGTTATGTGGGGCGGAATGAGCGTCAACGCGAGATGGTGAAGCTGTTCAATAAACTGTGCTATCGCTATTCCCGCTACGAGGTCTGGCAGGATATGGTCGTGATGATCGCCTGTGCGATCGCCAACGCCGTGGACAAACGTCACTTCGAGAAGCGCGAGGAAATGTATATGCGCGTCGTCAAGAAGTACGACAAGGATGCATTGAACGTCTTCCCTGAATTCTTCACCCACATTGTGATGGGCATGGAGGAATATCCCGACTGCGATTTTCTCGGCGAACTGTATATGGATCTCGACCTTGGCAACAGCCATGCGGGCCAGTTTTTTACACCATATGACGTCTGCCGGCTGATGGCGCAGGTAACCATCAACGGTGACTTGCTGAAATCCCAGATTGAGAAGCATGGTTGGATATCCATCAACGACTGCGCTTGCGGTGCTGGAGCCACGTTGGTGGCAGCAGCCAATTATCTGCGTTCCATCGGCATCAACTACCAGATGCAAGCACTTTTCATTGCCCAGGACTTGGATGCAACGGTAGCTCTGATGTGCTACATACAACTATCTCTGCTGGGATGCGCTGGCTATGTAAAAATCGGCAACACGCTGACAGAACCCATGACCGGTAACGTGTTGTTCGGTGATGAGCAGGAAAGCACATGGTACACGCCGATGTACTTCCACGCGACATGGAACACGCGCCGAGCAATTGCTATGACAGAAAGCGTATTTCGAGCAGTTGCAACGCCGTTTACTGGCGTTACAGCTAAACCAACTGCGGACAATATGCCCGATGCGGAATTGTCCGGAAACGCCATCGGAGAGCTTGAAAGCAGGCCTGTGCCAGAATCAAAAAATATCTACACCCCTGCATTGACAATCAGCACCGGCAAGAAGAACGCCGGTCAGATTATGTTTGATTTTGGAGGAACGCTATGAACAAAGTTAGGTGTGCGAGGTGCGGCGATATTTTCACCACAGCCGACCTTAACGAACTTCGCGAAATGGGCGAAACGTATTACCTCGAAAAAGGCTGTTTCCTCTGTCCCGATTGCTGGGACAATTTCAAGAGAATGGATCCGGAAGACCAAGTAAAGGTAGCGATCACGAACGGATGGAAGGAGGTACAGCATGGCAGAGAAGCCGATCCTGTTTAACATTGAGATGGTCAAGGCCATCCTGGAAGGCAGGAAAACACAGACACGGCGGATTTTGAAGAACGACAAAATCCAAGCGAGACCTACAGCTACCGCAATTACAATCGATGCACCCTATCGGACGTTTTTGTGGCATCCGATGTATTGCTACAAACCCGAAACAGTAAGGGCGCCGTATCAATACGGCGATGTGCTGTGGGTACGGGAGGCTTTTTGCCCGATACGGTACAAAAAACCTAAAAAATCAATACCCGTTGATTTCCATGAAAATGATTTTTTGTATAAAGCCGATGAAATTGCGAGAAGCGATGGAAAGCCTATAAAGTGGCGTCCATCCATCCACATGCCGCGTGAAGCCGCAAGGCTGTTCTTGCGGGTTACAAGCGTGCGGTTGGAAAGGCTTCAGGACATTTCCTCTTCCGATGTTGACGCAGAAGGCTGCAAAGAGTATGCGTATGACGTCATCACGGGAGAGATGATGCAGAGCAGGCCAACATGGTTCAAAATCCTGTGGGATAAGACCATTCAGAAGGCAGATTTGCCGCGCTACGGCTGGGACGCCAACCCATGGGTGTGGGTGATCGAGTTTGAGAGGTGTGATCGGCCATGAGCTGCTACACCTGCAAGAACTTCTCGGCGTTCAAGGAGCCGAGGCAGTTTGACGGCTACGCGGTCTACGGAAAGTGCTTCAAGCGGAACGAGCTTTTCGCGGAGCAATATCCCCAGGGCCTCAACGTCTACATCCCAGACGGGACATGCAAAAGCTACAAGCGGGATCTGTCGAAGCCGAAGGAAGTGCCACCGGCAGAGGGACAGATCAGAATGGAGGTATGATATGGGCCAGAACACGAAGATTGACTGGTGTGACGCTACGTGGAACCCGGTAACGGGCTGTTATCACAGGTGCGAATACTGCTATGCGCGAAGAATTGCGGAGCGATTCGGGTGTGCAACGATAGCAATATATGACGAAGACGGTTATGTGGTAGATGGCTTCGTGACGTGCGCAGACGGGACTTGCCACGAAATGGAACATCCCTACGAAGATTGCGGAAAAGGACGCATTGCGCCGTATCCCTATGAGTTTGACCCCACCTTCCATCGCTACAAGCTGGATGAACCGCAGCACTGGAAGAAGCCGCGCACAATCTTTGTATGCTCAATGGCCGATTTATTCGGCGAATGGGTGCCGGACGAGTGGATTGAGCAGGCGTTCAAGGCTTGTGAAGCAGCGCCCCAGCACCGGTACATGTTTCTGACGAAGAATCCAGCACGGTTTAAGCAGTTGCGGAAGAACGGCGTTAAACTGCCGAATGACTGTTGGATTGGAACGAGCGTGACGCGGGATGCGGAGCAAGCCGACCAGTACACGGGGAGAACGGGGTACTTATCTGAAAACTGGGATACAACCGCGCAATGGTTTGTATCCGTAGAACCGATACTCGAACGGATGTCGCGAGGCAGCATTGAGAACCTGACGGCGATGAACTGGGTGATTGTCGGCGCGGAAACCGGTCGCCGAAACGAAAGAGTTATCCCGGAAAAGAAATGGATTGACGAAATTGCCGAAGAGTGCAAACGATGCGGAACGCCGATCTTCATGAAGGAATCGCTGCGCGGCTTGATGGGCGACGACTTTAAACAGGAATTTCCGTGGGAGGTGTAAGACGTTATGAGAATCCCTGAAAAGATCAAGATTGGCGCAAAGGTGTATGCAGTGGAGGAAACGAAGAACCTTTCGCTCGGGTCCGCAAATTACTCCGGTGAAATCGACTATTGCGATCTGGTGATCCGCATCTGCCCCAACGCTCCGAAGAAGATGGAGGCAGATCTGCTACACGAAATGTTGCACGGAGTTTTCGAGTTCCTCGGCTATAAAAACCACGATGAAAAGCGTATCGATGAACTTGCCAATGCACTGCACATGGTCATTCTGGATAATCCAGAACTGTTTATGCCGGAGAAAGAAACGGAGGGAAAGAGCAAAAAATGAGCAGAAGACGAGAGCCATGGTACGTGTTTCTTTCCCCAGATGGGCGCGAGCTTTGCGCCATAACCGTCCGCGGATCGTTTGATGGAGAAATCGCAGCTACGATTGATTTGTTGGCTTGCGAGAACGGCATCAACCCAACGAGCATCAGCGTCATGGAGGTTATGCGATGAAGGATTATCCGGTTATTCTGGGTATGAGTCCCCCTACGAAGGTTGTTGTGTGCGGCGAAAGCTGCATTTTCCCTCAGAAACGCGATTTGATTGTCTACCACGCAAGTTTCCCAGAGGGAAGTACGAATCCCAAAGAAGCGGAATTGACCGGCATGGCAGCGTGGCTACACTTCTGCACGCCAGAAGCTATGCGCAGGTTGGCTGCAGTGCTTCTTGAAGAGGCGAAAGAATGGGAGGAATGAGTGATGGATGAGCTTAAAATGCGAAATATGGCGGAATTGGAGGATGATCAATTATGACCCATTGCCCATGTGAAAGCTGCAAGAACAGCATCGGCGGCGTTGATTGCCACTTAAACATCGAAAACGAATGTAGAGCCGGAGGCGGTTACGAAGCGTGGGAGCCGATGTCCGTCGCCTCACCGAAATCCAGCCGGTCGGAGCGATTCCTCAAGTGGTCGGCAATCGTTCTCGTCTGGATCGCTTATCCTGCGGTTCTCTACAAGCTGTATTTGTGGCTTTTTGCGAGGTGAGCCCATGTATTTCATTTACAATCCAACAGAGCATCTGTGGCTGCTTGGTCACTGCCCCGGAGAATGCGGTGTACCAACGTGCATTTGGGGAACACACTGGCAGGACGCGCTTGCATTTGAACACAAGGCAACGGCGCAAAAGCTGGCGGCAAGGATCGGACGCTGTGAAATTGTCCATAGGAGGTGTGCAAAATGAACGCTGTAAAAAGCCAGCTTGCAGAGCTTGTTTCCGTAGAATTGGAACGCGCCAAAGAAGAACACGAAGATTTTCATTCGCTGCACGAGGGGTACGCCGTTCTTCTGGAAGAAATTGACGAAAGCAGGGACGAGCTTCAGATCATTCAGGCAGACGCAGCCGCACTATGGCGCTGTGTGAAAAACGACAATGCACTCGAAGCCAAACTGGCGCTGGTTGAAATCGAAGACGCCGCCGTCTGTCTTGCCGCTGAAGCCATTCAGGTGGCGGCGATGGCGCGAAAAGCAAAAGAAATGGCTATTGACTTGATCGAAGCTGAAAAACCTTGACAAAAGCTTCCGATTTGCTGTCGTTTGCCATCCTTGACGGTTCTTTTTTACCGTGGTAAAATCTTATTGTGAATTCGTGCGCTTGAAATGCTCCGCACGTTTTCCCAACGCTCCACCTTCGACGGCGGGGCGTTTTGCTTTGCTGAATCTTTATCCATAGCAATTCGTGAGGAAGGAGGAAAATCGGCTCTGCGCTCTGCTCCCGGCGCAGACACTCAAAGCGAACCCGCCAAGTTCGCATTGACCGATCAACAAGAGGAGGGTTCAAAAGTGTTCTCACGAATCAAGCTGAGATTCAAATCAAACCCGCCGCTCTGGTACGCCATGTCGATTGCGGCGACCTGGGCGGGCGCGGGTTCGTTCATTGTCGGTTCGCAGATTGCGAACACATACGGTATTTTTCCCTGGCTGCTCTGGGCATTGGGCAATACGCTGACGTGCATCGTGTTCGGGCTTCTTGCTCAACGAATGCCGAAGCTGCGCAACGTGGCAAAGAGCAAGCCTGTTCAAATTCTGATGGGGCTGATGTGCGTATTCCAGATTTGGGTAAACATGAACGGTATCTATGAGATGCTCGCCCCAACCGTCATCGGTAGCACGGTGGCATACGTCATCGTATACGCGCTGTCGATTTTCTTTATCGTTTTCTATCTGAGACAGGCGACGTTCCGAAACGTAGCGACGGATAATATGTCATGGCTGGCCGTCTATGCGCTAATTGCCCTGCTGGTCGTCTACTCCATGCTGACCAACGGTGTACACGGAATCTCCACGGAGATCGACCCGGTGCAGATCAGGGCGAAAGGCTGGCTCTGCGTGACGCTGGCATTCGGTGCGTTTTTCTATCCCACCTTCTGGGAATTGCTCGATTACAATGAGCAGAATGAAGACGGAACGAAGCAGATCAGCATGACGCGCCCGTTCATCATGGGCGGATTACTCTTCGGCTTCTATCTGCTGTTCGTGCTGGCCGGAGCGTTCACCACCTACTCCCCCGCTGTGGATCTGTTGAAGGGCGTGCTGGTGGCGCTGGTGGCGGTTTCGTCGCTGTCGTCTTTCTTGTACGGCTCCATGGTCAACTTCGGAAAGAAGCTCGGCGTTATCGTGGATATTGCAGCGGTTGCATCATGGCAGCTGCTGGTTCCGATGGGCGTTATGGGCGTGTGGACGCTGATGCAGAACGTGCGCATCTGGATGGTGCTGGCCATGTTTGCCGCGGCATTGATCTGGTGGATTGTTGACCGTCGAAAGGCGGTGACGGCATGAAGCGCGTTCTTGGAAGAAAACAGACCTCGGATAATACAACCTGGCTGCATGCGCTGGAGCACATCGAAGAATACGTAACCCGTCAGGAAGTCGAAGCTTATGCCAATTGGGCGGTTGAGCGCATCCGTGAAGCTGTCGAAGGCAGGAATGCGGCCTACGCATGGTCGGGCGGAAAGGACAGCGTTGTTCTGGGCGATCTTTGTCGGCAGGCAGGACTCGAACGTGGATTCTTTGCATACTCAGATCTGGACTATCCTGAGTTCGTTCGCTGGTGTATGGAACACAAGCCTCAGAGCGTCGAGCCGATGCACACTGGGCACGATCTGGATTGGTTGGCGCAGCATCAGGACATGATCTTCGCTACGGGAGAGCGCGGTCAGCGGTGGCACCTCATCAACCAGCGCGGCCCATTTTCTGAGATGTACTTCGCACACCGCCTCGACGTGCTGATTGTCGGCCATCGGGTGATTGACGGCAACGTATGCGGCAAGGATGGCCTGATCGAGAAAAAGACCGGCGAAAAGCGATACGCGCCGATTTTCGACTGGCCTCACGAACTGCTGCTCGGTTACATTCACTACAACGAACTGCCATTGCCGCCGATTTACGGTTGGAAGGATGGGTTCGTTCAGGGTACTCACGCATGGCCGGAGCGCGATCGCTGCGTTTCACTGGGGCAGGGCTATCGCGAGGTGTACGCCATCGACCCGTCGATCATCGCTGAAGCCGCGAAAAAGATTCCGAGCGCCGCCGCTTTCCTGAGGGAGGTGACGGACGCATGAAGATTTCGACGATCCGAATCGCCGATCTGAAACGACCGGAGCGGAACGTCCGCATTCATCCGGAGAAGCAGATCAGAGAACTGGTGCGCTCCGTACAGATGTTCGGTCAGACGCGCCCGATGGTCGTTGACGAGAACTTCACAGTGCTGGTCGGCAACGGCCTGATGACGGCGCTTGAACGCATGGGCGCAGAAACTGCGGATTGCTACGTCATTCCCAATCTGAGCGCAGCTGAAAAGAAAAAGCTGATGCTGGCAGATAATCAGATCCAGCGTCTTGGCATTGATGACGCTGACGCATTCGATCAGATCATTGCCGAGTTGGGCGCTGACGTTGACGTCCCCGGCTATGACGATCAGCTGTTGAAGATGCTCAATACCGAAGCAGAGAGCGCAGACGATATGTTCAACGGCTACGGCATCGTCAGCGATGCGCACAAGGAGCAGTTCGCCCAGGCATCCGTCCGCTACGAAAGGCAGGATGCGGAATTTACTGACGCTGCGGAACAGATCATTCCCAACGCCGCAGGAACGCCGTTGCAACGGCCATTCCAGCCGATTCAGGACAACGCCCCGCTATCGCATAGTCCGGAAGCTACGTCTGTTTCAGGTGCCATTGAGGGCTTTGACACGCCAACGCCGATACAGCGCAGATTTCTGATCTGTCCGAAGTGCGGCGAAAAGATATGGTTGTGAGGTGAGCGGATATGCCACTGAAAACCATAGAGGGCAGCATGAGTGTGGTTGAGGCTGCAAGAACGCGCGTGAAAAACGTGTTCTCCAATGGATGCCGGGTGTACATGGCCTTTTCTGCCGGCAAAGACAGTCTGTGCATGGCGCATGTTGTCTATGATCTGATCCTGCACGGAGAGATCGATCCAAAGTTGCTCACGGTGCTGTTCATTGACGAAGAGGCCATATATGAATCCATGTATCAGATGGCGCTGCGCTGGCGGAAACGTTTTACTTCTACCGGCGCAGAGTTCCGCTGGTACTGCCTGCCGGTACGGCAGGTATCTATCCTGCACCATCTGCAAAACAATGAAGAATGGATTACCTTTGAACCGGGCAAAGAGGAACAATGGGTGCGCCAGCCGCCGCCATGGGCGATTACGCGCAGTCCGTATCTTCACTATCCCGGCGAGATGAATTACCAGACGTTCTGCGAGACGATTACCGCCGACGGCATCCAGATGATCGGCCTGCGAGCAGACGAATCGGTACAGCGGCGGCAGGTGCTCGCGGTGACCAAGCTGACGCGCGGAAATCTTGCGGGCGGGAACAAGATTTACCCGATCTACGACTGGAAGACCAGCGATATCTGGATGTACATCAAGGAGTATCGGCTTGATTTTCCCGAATCGTATATCGACCTTTACCGCGTAGGCGTGCCGAAGTTCAACCTGCGGCTGTGTAATTTCTTTGCGGCCGAGAGCATTGCAGGGCTGCGGCATATCGCGGAGACCGACGCGAATCTCTGGGAACAGATCGAAAGGCGCGAACCCAACGCCTACTTGACCCTGCTGTATTGGGACAGCGAATTGTTCAAGCGCAGCACGCGCAAACGGCGCGAACTCGAAGGCACGCCCACAAAGGATTACAAAGCGCTGCTTGAAGAGATGTTGATAAAGCATCCCTCGAAGTATTTCACCAACCCCAGCACGCAGAACGTTGCACGGAATTACCGGAAGTTCTTCATCAACAATTCCGCGTTCATGCAGCCGGGACACTTCCGGCGAATGCACGATGCGTTGATTGCCGGAGACCCGAAGCTGAGAACGCTGCGCGCGCTCTACACCGGCGTATTCGGCGACTATGTTTATGATGCCAAAGAATCCATCCCGAAAGGGGGTGAATCGCATGGCTGAAATGAATTTGTTCGCGCCGTTGGATTCGCTCCAATGGGTCGACCGCAACAGACTGACTGCGAACAATTACAACCCGAATCGCGTAACCGAGGACAATTTGCAACTGCTGATCCAGTCGATTCTGACGAACGGCTGGACACTGCCCATCGTGGTGCGGCCTGATTACACGATTATTGACGGATTCCATCGTTGGACGGTGGCTGGTCGTGAGCCGCTGAAGAGCCTGCTCGGCGGAAAAGTCCCTGTGGTGATTGTTGCGCATGATTCTGAAGCAGACGATATGTTTGGTACGATCACGCACAACCGCGCTAGAGGCACACACCTTCTGGAGCCGATGAAGGCTATTGTCCAGAAGCTCATCGCCGAGGGAAAGACAGTGCAGGAGATTTCAAAACAGATGGGCATGAAGCCCGAAGAGGTATTCCGCCTGTCGGATTTCACACGCGAAGAATTTCTGGATATGATGATCGGCGACCACAAGCAGTATTCACGTGCGAAGATGCAAGTGAAGGTGTAAATCGATAGTACGGCTGGAGATCGCAGGAAATATGGTTTCCAGCCGTTTCAGTTCAAACCTATGAGAAATCGGTTCGTCGTGCTGAAACAAGCAGTAAGCCCGTTGCAACACGCGGAACGACGCATCAAACAATAATCGGGGTGGTGGTGTGGGAAACAAAGCAAATGCGCCGAATTGGAAGAGAATAAAAGCTGAGTATATCAGGGGCGGAATATCGCTTCGTGATATGGCAAAGAAACATAAAGTTCCTTACAGTACGATTTCCAAGAGAGCGGCTTCTGAAAAATGGAGCGATGCCAGGCAAATGTGCGGTATCAAAATGGAATCAAAACTGACCGAAAAACTCGCCAATCAACAGGCGGCGAAGCTGGCACGTATGGCTGAACTCCATGATGACATCGGCGAAGCTGCGTTAGCATTAATCCTCAAGCAGATACAAGCCTTTCCGACATCGACATCTACTACACGTATCATTCGAGAAACTGTCAAAACGCAGGAAATAGAGAATGATGATGGCAGCACCATAAAGGTTCCGCTCAGAACAAACATCATCAGTGATATTTCTGAAGTCATCAGAAATTTTACAGTCATGAGCAAAGACCTTGGACTTGACGCTGCTTCGTTGCTGGCAAAGCAGAAAGCGCGCATTGAAAGCGGAGTAGACCAAATAGACAATGATAGCGGCTTCATTGCAGCGCTGGACGATGCGCGGCCAGATATTTGGGATGTTTCCGATGTACCGCTCAACATCAACGACACGGAGGGTGCAGAAAGCGAGGGAAACGCATGATCCGAAAAGAGTCGTTTCACTTCTGTACGTTCTCCAATAAGCAAATGCAGATTCTCCGCTGGTGGCGAGAGAAATCGCCATATCATGATTACGATGGCATCATTGCTGATGGCGCGATTCGCTCCGGAAAGACACTTTCAATGTCGCTGTCCTTCGTCATGTGGGCGATGGATAGTTTTGACGCGCAGCAGTTTGGTTTATGCGGAAAGAGCATCGGCAGTTTGCGGCGCAACGTCATAAATGGTTTGGTGAAGATATTGCCCATACTCGGTTATCGTGTACAGGATAAGCGTTCCGAAAATTGCCTGGTTATCACATGGCAAGGCAAGCTCAACCATTTCTATATGTTTGGCGGCAAAGATGAATCTTCGCAGGACATCATCCAAGGTATTACACTGGCGGGAATCCTGCTGGACGAAGTTGTGCTGATGCCGGAATCCTTTGTCAATCAGGCGACGTCCCGATGCTCCGTCGAAGGTGCCAAACTCTGGTTCAACTGTAACCCCAGCAGTCGCATGCACTTTTTCAAGCTGAACTGGATCAATCAATACAAGAGCAAGAGGCTGCTGTACTTGCACTTCACGATGGACGATAATCTGTCGCTGTCAGAAAAGACAAAAGAACGATACCGGAATATGTACGTTGGAACGTTCTATCGCCGTTATATACTCGGCGAATGGGTTTCCGCCGACGGGCTGATCTACGATATGTGGTCTGACGAGAATCGTTATGATGATAACGACGCGAAGTGGATCGAGGTATATCGTGAAAAATGGAGATGCAAACGCTACATCGCCTGTGACTACGGCACGACCAATCCGATGGTGTTTCTCGACGTCTACGATGATGGCGATACATTCTGGATTGACAACGAGTATTATTACGACAGCCGCAAGACCCAGCGACAAAAAACAGACAGCGAATATGCGAATGATTTCGAAGCGTTTGTCGGGCACGATCTTAGCGTAGAGGTTGTTCTCGACCCATCCGCCGAATCTTTTCGCGTAGAGCTGACCAGCAGAGGTTACCGCGTGCACAAGGCCAACAATGACGTGCTCGACGGTATACGGTATATGTCAACTTTTATCCGCAAGCGCAAGCTACGTGTCAATCAATCCCGATGCGTTGCTTTTTTGCGAGAGATCGAGGCGTATATCTGGGATGAAAAAGCTGTACAGCGAGGCGAGGAAAAGCCGGTCAAAGTTGGCGATCACGCGATGGACGCATGCCGCTATCTACTGCGTACTGTTGTAAACCGCTGGCGACTGGCAATGTAGGAGGTTAACACATGGGCTTTATCACAAACATAGTGGAGAGGGTGAAAAGATTGTTTGGAAAGACCGCATTTCAAAATTCCCAGCTTGCGTCTACGTTCATCACCGATGAAATGGCGACTGCCATTGACCGATGGGCGCGGTTATACGCGAACAAAGCACCATGGCTGGAAAAGAACAGTCAGAGCATCGGTCTGCCCTCTGCCATTGCACGGGAAATCTCCACACTCGTCACACTGGAAATGCAACTGACAGTGACTGATCCTCATTCGAATGGAACGTCCGACACGAGCGACGCGATTCCATCAAGAGCTGGTTTCATCAGGAAGGTATTCGATGGGATTATGCCGCAAATTCAGGTGCAGACGGAATACGCATGTGCGCTGGGTGGGCTGGTTTTCAAACCATATGTATCCGGCAAGGAAGTGGCGCTCGATTATGTGCAGGCTGATGATTTCTATCCTGTGACATTCAACAGTCGCGGCGAAATCCGCAGTGCGATTTTTATGGAGCGTAAGCGAACGGCGCATGAGTTTTTCACGCGTATGGAGCGACACGACATCAAAAAGGACGATTACATCATCACAAACCGTGCCTATCGCAGTTATGCGGACAACGACATCGGGACGGATATTCCGCTGACCGAGGTTGAAGAATGGACGGATATTCAACCGGAGACGCATATTGCAAATGTCGATTTTCCGCTGTTCGCCTATTTCAAAATTCCGCAGGGCAATGTTGTGGACAAGCATTCACAGTTGGGAGTTTCCGTTTTTGCACGGGCAGACAGCTCCGGGCTGCTGAAAGAGGCGGATCGGCAATGGCAGCGATTCATGTGGGAATACGAGGGTGGCGAGATGGCAATCGATGCGAGCGCAGATGCGTTCAAGCACGTCAAGACAAGAGACGGCGAACTGGTGCCGGTGCTGCCCATCGGCAAAGAGCGTCTGTTCCGCATGAATGGCATCATCAGTTCGTCCTCGGCATCTGATGCTTCGAATCTGATGAAAACATTCGCGCCATCGCTACGCGATAGCAATTACGGACAGGGGTTAAACAACATTCTGATGCGCATCGAGGACGCCTGCGGTCTGGCGCGAGGAACATTTTCCGACGTGAACGAACAGGCGCGAACCGCGACGGAATTGAAAACATCCAGGCAACGCTCCTACGCAACCGTCACGTCGATTCAACGAAGTCTTGAGCGATCGCTGGACGATCTGGCCAAGGCGGTTGATTCGCTGGCTACGCTGTATGGACTTGCGCCTGAGGGCGATTACAACGTTGCCTATGTCTGGGATGACAGCATCGTGGTTGACACGGATACAGAGCGTGAAAAGGATCGCGCCGACGTGCGTGATGGTCTTATGCTGCCGTGGGAATACCGTGTCAAATGGTATGGCGAAACGGAAGAAAAGGCAAGAGCCACACTCGATGAGAACAATATTTCGAGCGATGACGATATCATGGGATTTGCCAAAGCGTTTGCCGAGCCTGAGCCCAATCCTGAAATCAAGGAGTGATAAAGGATGCTTGATCCATCTTACCTCGCGGGCTGCGCTGAGGATGTGGCGAAGCTGTTTGCCAAGCTGGAAGCAGATATAACGGCAGACATAGCAGCTCGCGTTGCGAAGATGGGTCGGTATTCCGACACTTCGCAATGGCAGGCGATGAAGCTTCGTGAAGCGTCCGCTGCATTCGATATGTGCAACCGCATGCTCAAAAAGTGCAGACAAAAAACCTCAAGAGGCATCAAAACTATATTCGTCCTCGGGAGCAAGGAAGCACTGGCTTTTGATGATGCGATCTATCGTGCCGCAGGTATGCACCCTGCGTCCATCGCTTCTTCCAAGGCGCTGATGGACGTTATTGTCGCAGGCGTGCAGAAAACAAACGGACTCATGGACAATCTCACGATGACTACGGCACGCGACGCTTCGCATTCTATTCAGAATGCCCTTGACCAAGCGTATATGCAGGTCATGTCCGGCGCATATTCCTACGACGAAGCCGCGAGACGCTGCATCAATCAGCTTGGAGAAAAGGGCTATCGCGCCTATGTCTATGACAGCGGGACGCACACCAGCCTTGAAGCCGCTTCACGCCGCGCGTTATTGACAGGTTTGAATCAAACCACAGCACAGCTGCAGCTTGCCAGGGCGCAGGATATGCAATGCGATCTCGTAGAAGTTACCTCTCATGCAGGCGCACGTCCTGAACATGCCGAGTGGCAAGGAAGGATATATTGCCTGAAAGGGAAGCGCGGCAAGTACAAGGATTTCTACAAAGAAACCGGCTATGGAACAGGCCCGGGGCTCTGCGGCTGGAATTGCTATCACAACTTCTATCCATACCTTGAAGGCGTTTCAACACCGTCGTTTGAACACGACCCCGCAAAGCGCCTCGGCATATCAAACAATGAATTGTACGAGATGACGCAGACGCAGCGACTACTTGAAAGACGAGTACGCGAATCAAGGCGGCAATGTCAGACGATCAATGCAGCGATACAGCAGTCATCCGAAGATTTGGCAGAGAAATTGGAACGGGACTTTTCGGCAGCATCTGTCAAACTGAAGCGTCGTGAAGCAAAATTGATGGAGTTCTGCGAGCAAACCGGCCTTCGATATGATTCAACTCGCGTCACGACGTATGGCTTCAGCAGGAGCGCCTCCGCAAAGGCCGTTTGGGCAAATCGAAAGTCGACCAGCTTTACTTTGCAGACGCAATATGGTAAAATAACAATAGACGAGAGAGTGCCGGATAAGTTCTCACTTTCAAACGTTGCGGCTCGCAAGTGGTACAAGGAGCATGACGCACGCATACCTGAATTGATTGACAAATCGCTTCCGCTTGAAGATCAAGCTCGTCAAGCGTGTGAACTGCGAAATGCGTTTCGTACTATGACAAGAGATTTCATGGAAGATCAAGAAACTCGGAAACAGCTTGATCGTGACAGTCCGAACAAAACGTTCGAAGAACTTATCAAGCACAAGATGAACGACAAGCACATGACCAGAGAAGAAGCGATTCAGGACATCCTGAAAACTTCTACGAAAACGAATTCAAAGGTCAATAAAGAACTGGGATTGGAGGAATGAGAAGATGACTTATGGGTATACGGTCGCAGATGCGGCAGCTTCCGACATCTTCTATGAGGCTGTTGATTTTGTCAAATCAGCGCTTCACTTTGTTCCCTCTGACGAACCACTCACAGACGTTGATGGAAGCATTCGCCAGCGCTTCAAGCGCGGAACTGATGAAATCATCGTGGAAAGCGATGTGCAAGTGGATTATGTTGGCATTCGGTCAAACGTGTCGTTGCCAATAAGGTGCTTGCATAAATGGACAACTGAATAACCCTTTCTCATCATTGCCTGCCATATGCATTAGCTGTGGCGGGCTTTTTGTTTTGGTTTCACCGGCTTCTGCCGTTGAAATAAATGCGACTTGCGGAACGTCATCCGCAAAGCGACGGCTGATCGAGAACAGCGTCACCAAAGCGTAGCGCGAAAGATTAAAGGAGGAAGACCATGAAGCGAGAGGATTTACGAAAACTCGGACTGACCGACGAGCAGGTAGACCAGGTAATGTCCATGAACGGCGAGGACGTGAATGCCAGCAAAGCGATCGTTGCACAGCGCGACGAAACCATCAGGACACTCACCACCGAGCGCGACGGCCTGAAAGAGCAGGTCGCCGCGCGGGACAAGGATATTGCCGACATCAAGAAAACGGCTGGCGACAATTCTGCCCTGACACAGCAGCTTTCCGAACTGCAGACGAAGTACAACGAAGATACTGCCAAGCTCCAGAAGAGTCTCGACGATCAGGCAAGAGCTCATGCCATCGAAGGGATCTTCGGCAAGATCGAGTTTACATCTGCGTTTGCCAAGCGCGCAGCCATGAAGGAATTTGAAGCCGCCGGTCTGGAATTCAAGGACGGCAAGTTTACTGACGCCGATGCGACCATTGCGAAGATGCGCAAGGATAATCCTGATGCATTCAAGACGGAAAACAAGCCTGACGGCGGCAATCCTCCCGCTGGCAATCCGCCGAAATTCACCAATCCCATCAACAATGGGGACAACGGCGGCGGAAACGCCAACCCATTCAGCATGAGCTTTACGCCCGTGCGAAGCACAACGACCAAGTAAGGAGTGAAACATTATGGCTAACTATGCAACCCAGTACTGTCAGGCGCTTTCGCAGCAGTACCCGAATGTCCTGCACTTCGGCGCGCTCTTTGCCCGCAAGCAGGAGGGCGACTATCGCTGGGCAAACGCGCACACGATCGAAGTCCCCTCTGTCTCTGTGACCGGCCGCGTTGACGGCAATCGCAACGGTTTTATCAACCGCGTGCAGCGCCATTCCAATAGCTGGACGGCGCTTTCCCTGCGCAACCATCGCGTCTGGTCCGACTTCATTCATCCGCGCGACATCGTAGAAACGAATGAGGTTCTGAGCATTCAGAACATCACGCGTGTGATGAACGAAAGCCAGAAATTCCCGGAGAAGGATCGCTATCTGATCTCCACCATGTTTGCCGACTGGTCTGACGCTGGTCGCGTTCCGCTGACCGGCAAGCTGACCACTCAGAACATCCTGTCCTACTTCGACCTGATGATGGAGATGGCCACCGAACGAAACGTTCCGGCGACCGGTCGCATTCTCTATGTGACCCCGCCTGTGAACACCATTCTGAAGGGCGCGACGGCATGGTATCGTCAGCAGAACATCGCAGGCACTGCTCCGGCTTCCATTCAGCGTGCGCTGACCTCTATCGACTCTGTATCCATCGAGGAAGTGCCCTCCGACAATATGTGGACGGTGTACGACTTCACCGTCGGCGCGGTGCGCGGCGCATCTGCCAAGAAGATCAGCATGTTCCTCTGCCATCCGACCTGCGTCATTACACCTGAAGTCTACGACTTCGCGCAGTTGGACGCGCCGTCTGCCGGTTCGCAGGGCAAGTATGAATACTTTGAGGAATCCTTCGAGGACGTATTCATCCTGCCGAATAAGCAGCACGGCTGCGACTTCTTTGTTGAGGGCGAAGACGCTGACGCTGTAACCTTCTCCTCCGCTGCCGGCACCGCCGCCTCCGGCGATACCAAGATCACGATTACCGCGCCGACCGGCACGAACGTGAAGAAGGGTTCGCGCTACTTCTACGCTGCGGCTGCGGATACCGCTCCGACGGCGCTGAACTATGGCGAGGTAGCTGCGGACAGTGCCGACTGGACAGAATGGGACGGCACGAATACCACCGTGCTGAACATCACCAACGGTCACAAGGCAACGATCCTCGTCACCGATGCAGACGGTCGCGTGTATGCTTCCGGCAGCGGCACGATCACCTCCAAGGCTTAAGCTGGAGGTGACTGACCATGACGCGTGTAAAACGTGGCGGGCGCGAGCTCATCGTTGACGACGCTGTTGTGACGGAGTATCTCGGAAATGGATACTCCGTCATTGACGATCGCGGCAAGGAGATCACGCGCGGCAAAGCCCTCGACTATGCAACGGCCATGCGCGAGCTGGCTGAGGTAAAAGCGCATGACACCGCGCTGGCCATTGCGCTGGATGAAGCGAATGCGAAAATCAAGGCGCTGACCGCCGAAAACAAAAAGCTCAAGTCTACGGCAAAGAGCGAAAAGACCAACGAGTAACGGAGGCTGTTATGGCATACATCGACTATAGCTACTATACGTCCACGTTTCATGGAACGACCGTTGCGGAAGCGCTGTTTGCACGTCTCGCAGAGGTCGCATCGCACGTAATCGACAGCATCGTGAGTAGGCCGGTGAATATGCTGGACGAATCCTCTGACGCCTTTTCCAAGGTAAAAAAGGCGTGTGCGTATATCGTGGAAACGCTGGATGCCAACGGCGGCATTGACGCCATAACCGGCTTTTCAGCTTCTTCCGTCAGCTCTGAAAGTCTTGGGGATTACAGCGTAAGCAACGGCAATTCCGCAGGTCAAGGCACAGGACTCTGGTTCGGAGACATCCGCATTCCGCAACTGGCGTATGCGCTGCTCCAAGCCGCCGGATTGACTTCGCGCTGGGTATACGCAGGGACGGTGATTGACGATGGCTTCCAATAAGCTGCTTCAAGATACCGCTACGCTGTTCGTGCCGCTCGGCGAAAACGGAGATGGCGTAATGCAGTATGGCGCCTACCTGCTGGAGAAGGTTTTCTGCCGCGTATCTACCGGAACGAATATGAGCAAGGGAAGCCTCTTCGCAGACGATACGCTGACGCTTTTCATCTTCGATGGGAAATCTATCATGACGCAGGATGGGGCTGCAAGAACCGTTGCAACGGCTTGTGAGCGCATTTTCTATGTAACCCGTGGCGATACAACGCTAATCGATGTTTCAGAGAAGCTCTACATCGTTCCCTATGACGCAACCTCACTATCGAAACCGCCATCCGGAAGCCGACGAGTTACCAAGGTTTATAGGCGAAAAGCCGGTTCGAATCGAATGTGGCATTGGGAGGTGCATGCACAATGAGCGGAATGAATATGCGACTTCAACTCAATACCGAGTTCACACTGAACCGATTCAATGAAAAATACCGGCGTGCGCAAAAATGGCTTGACAACGAAGTGCTGAAAGATTCCGATCCTTATGTCCCAATGCGAACAGGAAACCTCCGCAATTCGGGCATCCGAGGTACGAACGTCGGTAGCGGTCGCGTTATCTACAATGCGCCTTACGCATCCAAGTGTTACTACGGACACATGAATTTTTCCAAGGCCAAGCATCCGCAGGCATGCCGTCAATGGTTTGAGAAGGCCAAGGCTGCGAATAAGGCCAAGTGGATCAAGGGCTCGAAAGGGATGATGAAGGAGTGATAAGATGCCCGCCGATACTGTAGCAGTAGCGAAGGATATGCTGCACCACCTGAATAGCTGGCCGGACAAGCCCTGCAACTTCGCGATGGAAGAGCTGCCGAAAAAATCTCCTGCGATCATGCTCCAACCGTTGGCTGGTTCAGGCGTAGAGCGGAGGTATATTGACGGCTCTTTCGTCGGCCTGTTTTCGTTCGCGGTCTATTTGCGGAGTGAACAGACCGATACGCACGAAAAGCTGTCTGCGTATGACACACTTGAGCAGCTTGCCTATTGGCTTGAAAACAGCGCCTTGCCCTCACTGAGCGGACGGCGCACAGCCATTAAAATTGAACAGAGCACCACAACGGCGCTTGCACTACTCGACGATGACACAGAGGATTACCAGACGGTATTCTCTCTGCGTTACAGACAATCCGCGTAAAGGAGGATACCGAAATGCCTGAAAACACTTCTGAGCTTGTCCTCAGATACAAGTTTAAGTCGTACATGAACACCGGAACGTCTACTGCTCCGACGTGGTCGCTGATCGGCGAGGGCTTCACCAGTCTCAAGGAAGCGAAGAACCCGACCGAGTACAGCCGCAAGTACGTTCATGAGAAGACCGAGCGTACCGACGTCGTCGGCTATGCAACCCAGATCGACTACACCACCGATACCTATACTGAGAACGCCGTCATCTCGAAGATCGCCGATGTCACCGATAAGGAACTGACCGGCACGGACGCACAGGTGGAAATCCTGAACGTCAATGAGTTCCAGAACAGCAGCACCAGCGGCGCAGCTTCCTACAAAGCGTACAAGCGCACATACGCCATCATTCCCGACGCGAAGGGCGATGGTACGGACGCGCTGGTGTATTCCGGCAGTTTCAAGGCGGTTGGCGATATTACCCCGGGCAAGTTCGACGGCACCGATTTCACCGCCGACACCTGATCTAGCATCTGATCGATTAAAGGAGGATTGAGCCTATGAGCCAGACTAACGAAAGCCCTATGAAGGTCAATACTGAGCCGCAGCAGATCAACCTGATCTGGGAGTACAATGACAGCTCTTTCGAGCTGGACATTGGCGACGCCGAATTTCTGGAACACTACGAAGTCGTTATGGAACGACTTGACGATGCGGAGAAGTCGATGAAAAAAGACGGTACGCCCAGTGAACGCGTCAGGGCATACGATAAGATGTTCCGCGATTTCTATGACGATCTGCTCGGCGATGGCGCTGGCGACGCTATTCTTGGCGCGAAGTGCAGCATAATCAACTGCGACAACGCCTTTGAATCTTTCCTGGCGTTTATTGACGCACAGGACACCGCCATCAAAACCCGCCGCGAGAACGTTGCCGGCAAATATAGCGGGAATCGCGCACAGCGGAGAAGCGCTCAGTATCGCCGTGGCTGATCGGCTTTACAATATCCTTGTCGATCCCCTGCCGGAGACTGTCATAGTCGAAGGCAGGGAATATTCCATCAACACCGATTTTCGCGCCGGCGTTCTCTTCGAGATGATGATGAACGATAAATCGCAGAGCAACGAAGACATCATCCGGCAAACGCTGGATATCTTTTTCTCCGAGGAAATACCCGATGATCTGGAAAGCGCCATAAACGAGATACTCTGGTTTTACCGATGCGGATATGAGCCGCAAAAGCGCAGAAGCAGAAGAGAACCCGAAAAAGCGGCGGATGATCGCGTGTTCGATTATGATATTGATGGACCGTTGATCTATGCCGCTTTCAAGTCGCAGTATGGCGTTGATTTACAGGACGTTGAGTATCTGCATTGGTGGAAATTTACCGCGATGTTTCAGGGCTTGCACGATGATGAGCAGATCAGCATGATCATCAGCTATCGATCTATGGATCTCGGAAAGATCAGCGACAAGGAAATGCGTTCTCACTATGCCGCGCTAAAGAGCAGATATGCGCTCCCTGATGGGCGGACGGTCGAGGAAAAAGTGAACAACGCCGGCAGCGCATTCGCGGGAGGATTATGCTATGACTGATTACTCATCCCCACAGATACCGGCGCTTCGCCGTTCATGGGTCATATGCCCCTACTGCAAAGCCAAATTCGCGCTTCACGACAACAAAGCAGAATGCTGCGGCGTTTTCGTGAAGTGTACCCGCGGCTGTGGCAAAGAATTTGAAATTATCATCGTAAACGGAAAACAAAAGCGTTGATTATGCACATTGAGCCTTTGAGCCGTGCAATCACCTGACCGAAAGGATGTGATTGTATGTCTCAGGCCGACGGAAGCGTCCTGATTGACACCAAATTAGACAGCAAAGGCTTGGAGGATGGACTAAAAGGGCTTGGCAGCACTGCCCAGAAAGCGTTGTCTGCCGCCGCGAAAGCCGGTACCGCTGCAATTACCGCTGCGGCGGCAGGTGTTGTAAAGCTGGTAAAATCCGCCGTTGACAGCTATGCAGATTACGAACAGTTGGTCGGCGGCGTGGAAACGCTGTTCAAAGGCAGTGCGGATACCGTTCAGGAATATGCCGCAAACGCCTATAAGACTTCGGGACTGTCCGCGAACGACTACATGGAAACCGCAACGAGTTTTGCGGCTTCGTTGCTGCAATCGCTCGGCGGGGACACCGAAAAAGCAGCGCAGGTCACTGAGATGGCAATCAATGATATGTCCGACAACGCCAACAAAATGGGCACGGATATGTCGGCCATTCAGTATGCATATCAAGGCTTTGCAAAGCAAAACTACACGATGCTGGATAACCTGAAGCTTGGCTATGGCGGTACAAAGAAGGAAATGGAACGTCTGCTTGCAGACGCCACGAAGATTTCCGGAGTCAAGTATGACATCAGCAATCTGAACGACGTCTATCAGGCAATCCACGTCATCCAGGAAAATCTCGGCATAACCGGCACAACCGCGCTGGAAGCAGCGACGACCATTCAGGGCAGCGCAGCCATGATGAAAGCTGCATGGCAGAATATGCTGACAGCCATGGCGGACGATACGCAGGACTTCGATCTCGTTCTCAACAGACTGATAGAATCCGTTGGAGCATTCGCCGAGAATATCATTCCCCGCATTGAAATCGCACTTGCCGGCGTTGCCAAGCTGATTGACAAACTGGCACCGATAATCATTGGACGGCTTCCCTCGCTCGTTGCAACGCTCCTTCCGGAGCTTTTATCAGCGGCTACGTCCATTGTTCAGGCTGTGGCGAACGCGCTTCCTGAGTTGATTGCAGTGCTTGTCACGGTGCTTGGACAGCAGCTGCCGCAGATCATCAATGTAGCGACGTCACTCGTATCCAGTTTGGCAACGACGCTGGTTAGCTGCATCCCTGATCTGACTGCGGCTGCAATCCAGATTGCACACGCATTGCTTGACGGACTGCTGACAGCCGTGCCGCAGATCGGTCTTTGCGCCATTCAGGCGATGCAGTCCTTCACTCAAGGGCTTGTCTCCGCAATGCCTGAATTGGTAAACAAGGCGCAGCAGGTCATCACGGTGCTCGTCACGGCGTTCATCAATGGAAAAACGGCACTGATACAATGTGCAGGACGATTGGTTCAGGCTCTCGGCGAGGGCATTCTTGCCGCCAGTTCTTCGATCATAGATAATCTCGCTACCATCGTCGAAGCTATCGCAAATTTCTTCATAACAAAATATGAAGTGATCGCCACCGTAGGTCTGAATCTTCTGACTGCGCTGGTCGAGAAGCTACCGGAGATTATTACGCAGATTGGCGCGCGTTTGCCGGAGCTGATTCGGTCGATCTCTGAACGTCTGATGCAGGGTGTGAGCACAATCGCTCAGGCGGGTATACGGCTCATCAGCGCTTTGGTTGACAATATGCCTGCTATTTGCAGTGCAATCAACGCAGCACTTCCGCCGATTATCACAGCGATTGTCGATTTTGTATCGCAGAATCTGAATCAGATCATCCAGTTAGGCATTACTCTGTTCACCGCATTGGTGCAGGGCTTGCCTACGATTATATCTTCCATCGTATCGGTTATCCCGACCATCATAGATGGAATCGTGCAGGCAATCACTCAACTGGTTCCGCAGATTGCGCAGGCTGGCGTGACATTGCTGACAGCTCTGGTTCAGGCACTACCGTCCATCCTTCAGACGATTGTCGCGGCGCTTCCGATCATCATCACAGCTATCGTCAATGGTTTGGCATCGGCGCTTCCGAGTATCATTCAGGCTGGACAAACGCTGTTTCTCGGCATTGTACAGGCGATTCCACAGGTGCTTCCCTCTATAATGCAGGGTATATTGCAGATTGTCCTTGCAATTGTGCAGGCACTCGGTGAAAACATTCCAACCATCGTACGAGGAGTATTTCAATGCGTTACCGTGATAGCGCAGAATCTTCCGACCATGATTCTGGAAATCGTGAAGATGATTCCGGAATTGATCGTCATGATTGTCAAGGCAATCATTGAATGCGTGCCACAGTTCCTGCAAGCCGGTTGGGCGCTGATTAAGGGACTGGTACAAGGTATTGGAGAAGCCATCAAGGGATTGTGGGAAACGATCAAGGGCTTTTTCCGGGGTATCATCGACGGCATCAAGAGTTTCCTCGGTATTCATTCGCCAAGCACCGTCTTTGCGGAGATTGGTGTTAATCTGATTCAGGGCTTGTGGGAAGGTATCAAATCCATGGCATCGTGGATTGGAGATCTATTCAAGAACTTCTTTACAAACCTGTGGAATGGCGTCAAAGACGTATGCTCTTCCGCATGGCAAGGAATCACCTCCTTCCTATCCAACACATGGCAGAGCATCGCTTCTACGGCAACGACGATTTGGAATGGCATTACTTCCAGTATCAGTACTGCCGTAAGTACCGTCAAAACGACTATAACCAATGTTTGGAATAACGCAAGGACCACCATAGCTAATATCTGGAACGGGATAAAGACAACTGCGTCCACCGTCTGGAACAGCATCACGTCAACCGTACAATCCACAGTGCAGTCTGTCACGAGTAAGATTTCCTCTCTTTGGGAAAGCACAAAGTCAAAAATCTCCACCACCTGGAGCAATATCAAGGCTGCCGGAGGAACGGTATGGAATAACATCACCACCACGATCAGCACCGCAACTGTATCTGTGCGGGACAAGGTAACAACGCTATGGAACAACACCAAAACTACAGTGACAAGCGTTTGGAACACCATCAAATCAACCGCGTCGACTGTCTGGAGGAATATCACCACGACAATCAGCAGTGCTGCCGCTTCTGCAAAAGAGAAAGTTACTACTGCTTGGAATAATACCAAGACAGTACTAACCAACTGTTGGAATGGCATCAAGAGCACGGCTACTACAACGTGGAATGCAGTTAAAGATGCAGCGGTGATAGCATCGCAGAACGGCAAAGGACCAATTACTTCTGCGTGGTCGGGAATCAAAGCCGGCATCAAATCCATTTGGGATCAGATGCCTTCCGTGATTAAGAACCCGATTGAAAGCGCAAAGAACACCTTGGCAAACCTTTGGGGAAACATCAAGAGTACCGCGACAAGTGCTTTCTCAAATATCGTCTCTTCAGTCACATCGATCTTCGGGCAGCTACCTGGGAAGATCAAAAGCATCGGTTCAAACCTTATCTCCGGTCTCTGGAATGGTATTGCCGATAAAGCAACGTGGCTGTGGGATAAGGTCAAGGGCTTTGGCAACAAATTGCTGAGCGGTATTAAGGGTATATTTGGTATATCGTCCCCGTCTAAGGTTATGCGTTACCTGATCGGCCGCAACATCGGCGTTGGTTTTGCTCTTGGTATTGAAGATGAGGAGTCGACCGTCGAAAACAGCATGCAAAAGCTTATGTCTCCCAAACTGGCTGCTGAATATGGCGCACAGCTGCGTAGCGCTGTCAGCGACCAAACTTCCAGCATCGGTCGTGCAGCATCATCCCTTGCTTCATCTCAGGTAAACAATCTGAATCTATCCACGCCGACTGCAAGTGAGATCGCGCAGGCGATCTGGGCAGAAGCACCGGAGCTTGACGTTGATCTGGATGGCGAGAAGGTAGGAACGATCATTGAGCCCCTTATTTCCAGAATCCAGGGTTCTAAAACGACCACACTGAACAGGAGGGCTGGACTTGCCGCTATCTGAAAGAGTCATCTTCAATGGACATGAGCTTTCTTCGCAAGTGCCGGGCGCTCATGTCATAGAAATCACGATCGGCAACATCGAAATCGAGCACAATTCACAGGCGCGAGTAGCGAGCTTTGGCTCAATCTTTGCGTCAAAGCGCGACGGTGTGCGCCCGGTCTCGATACAAATCGAGCTTCCGTTCGATCGAGAAGCTGCGATCATTAATTATAATCTGCTGAGGGCGTGGGCTGAGAGCGATCAGCCTGCGCCGCTCCATTTCCCTGATCGGACAAACGGCTATCTGAACTGCATCGTCAGTGGCATATCCAACATGTCCGTCAAAACATGGTACGAGCCAATCACCATATCGTTTGTTGCATATGACCCGTACTTTTACGGCGTAACGCAGCGAACGCAATGCGGCGAATCCTTTCGTGTCGCAGGCGATGCGCCGGCGGATTTTATCATCACCATGCAGAATGACGCTGCAATCTCTAATCCCGCATGGCTGATTGACGACGTACAGCACATTTCCTTCACGGGTTCTGTCGGAGCAGGGCTTCTGACCATCGACAGCTCAAAAGGGCTGGCAATGCTGGGCGATCAGCAGATCATGTCCCTGCTGAATTATGAGACACGATTCACACCGCTTGCACCGGGGTCGCACAGCATCACGGGCAGCGGTGGAGAGATTTCGTGGATTGAGAGGTGGCGGTAAATGCAATTCCTCTTTCTCAACGTCAATGAAATACTCATTGGTATACTGAACGAAGCGCAGGCCTGCAAGGTGGACGAGGCGAAATACACAGCCTCGTTTTCCTTTGAAGAATGCGCCGATTTTTCTTTCGATGATGTGTATTACGTTGGTTTTAATGACATTGACGGCAATCTCGTTTTCTACGAAGTACGCGATATTAAGCGCAGCAATGCAAGCGGCATTGTGAGCATCGAAGCAGAACACGCCGCTTTTGCCGAGCTGCTTGAAGAAGTGTGCGAGGGCAAAGCCGTGCAGGGTGCGACCGCCGGTTATGCCGCTGGTCGAATTTTAGAGGGTTCCCGATGGCGTATAAAGGCAGCAGATACCACGCCAATTATGTCTACAACATTCTATTACAAGAATAAATGGGAATGCTTTGAAACCATCGCCAGCGCTACCAACTGCGCTTTCTACTTTGGTTGGACGATTACGGGCAACGTCGTAACGGACAGACATGTCACCGTCAAAGCCAGACAGGGCGCTGCCCGCGGCAAGCGATTCGATCTATCGAAGAATATGACTTCGATTCAGGTTGTCGAAGATCGATCGTCCGTCTATACGAAGCTCTATGGGCGCGGCAAAGGTGAGGAGATCGGAACCGGTACAAGCGGCCAAACCACCTACGGCAGACGGCTTGATTTTTCGGAGGTTGAATGGAGTACTGCTGCCGGCGACCCCATGGATAAGCCGCTTGGTCAAAAATACCTTGAGGACGCAAACGCCACTCAGAGCCACGGAAGAGGCGCTTCCACAGCCAAACGGGCAAGAGAAGCTATTGTCATCTTTGACGATTGCGAGGACGCGGAAGAGCTTTTGCAACGAACCTACGAGAAGCTGCTGATGGTACGCTATCCGAAGCTCACGATTACCGGCAAGGTAGTCGACCTTGAACGTGTATGGGGCTATCAGCACGAAACTGTGCGCTTGGGCGATGATGTGCTGGTAATCGCTGACGAATGGAACGCAACGTATCAGGACAAGGTCGTTGGATTGGTGCGGGACTATCTGAATCCGTTCAACACAGAAATCACGATCGGCGAAGAAGGAAGCACAAGCTATTCCCTTGCATCAAAGCTATCGTCAGATCTGGAAGCTGTAAAAGAAAAAGCAGACATCGGCTCTGCCTTGGCTGTTGCGAATCCCGATCTGCTGCGCGGAATTTTGGATACGATGGCCACGCAGATCATCAGCAGCGGGACAGGCATTGCAACCGACCCGAACGATGGTTCTCTGATTCTAACGGCAAACGATGGGAACAGCGCGGTCAAGCTCACCGGCAGCGGCATACTGATTTCCAACGAAAAAAGTGCCGGCGCTTGGGTTTGGAAAACCGCGCTCAACGGCGACGGTGTCGCAACCGGTACGCTTACGTCAGGCGTTGTCAATGCTGCAATCATCAAAATACTGGGCACAGATCAATTCTATTGGGATGCGTCTAACATCTATATCCAGAATCCAGACAATACCGACCAGCAAATTCGCATCGGGCTGTACAACGGTACGAATTATGGCATCGGATATACGACTGACGCAGGCGAAACATGGCAGAATGCGATCGGCTTTGACGGTGTACATTTTTCCGCCGAATCCGTCGTTGAAACCGTTATCGATTCGGAGCAGTTCAAAAATCAGATGCGGGGCAAAGCCGACCAGAAAGCGCTGACCGATTTGTCTGATCAGGCAATCGTCTCGGTAGATGTGGAATTTTACCTTTCCACCAGCAACATCACGTTATCCGGCGGCGAATGGAGCTCGGCAGCTCCGGCGTGGGAAAATGGAAAATACATGTGGCAGCGGACGCTTATCACCTATGGCGATGGTACGCAAAATACGCCGGTGCCAACCTGCATTGCCGGTGCGAAGGGCAATGACGGCACAAACGGAACTGACGGTTCGGATGGCATTGACGGTCGAGGCATCGACCATATTACCGAACAGTACTATAAATCGCTGTCTGCGACCGCTCTTGTCGGCGGTTCGTGGATGGAAACCGCGCCGACGTGGGAAAACGGAAAATACATTTGGACGCGTAGCGCGATTTACTATACAGATGCCGTCAATCCTGTGTTTACGAATGCAATCTGTACCACTGGAGCCACTGGCAACAATGGCACAGACGGCAAGGACGGCATAAACGGAAAAGATGGCGTTGATGGCAAAGATGGAACGAGCGTAACGATTCTCGGCTCATATGACACATATGATGATCTGGTTGCAGCGCATCCGACAGGCACAACAGGTGATTCATATATCGTTGACGGCGATCTGTACGTTTGGTCGGCAGAAACAAATCAGTGGAAGAATGTCGGCACGATTCAAGGACCCGCAGGCACGGATGGTAAAGATGGTGCAGATGGAATAAACGGGGCTGATGGAACGAACGGTGTTGACGGTGTCGATGGAAAGGACGGCGCAGACGGCGTAAGTGTCACGAGCATTACACCGTACTATAAAACCGGTGAATCCGCTACGACCGCTCCTGATACGCCGAGTACGACATCATGGTCTGTTGTCGCTCCTGCCGTTGCCTATGGCCACTATCTCTGGTGCAGTTATCTGGTGCGCTTTTCCAACAACAGTTTCTCGTTTACAACGCCATTTATGCTGAATGGTGCCGATCAGCTGACGCAAGCCTCAACGGAACCCACGAATCCCGTTGACGGCATGGTATGGCTTGATACCTCCGAAAAGCCGTATCAGCTAAAGCGATATGACGGCGAAGCGTCATCGTGGGAAATAGTCTCAGATTTCTCCGGCGACATCACCAGCATTTACAGCTATGTTGATACGTCCGTGTCGACCGTACAGCAGAAGACAAGCGAGATCAGCGCCTATGTCGAACAGCAGACCGTAGCCAAATCGGTTTACGACACGTTCACTGAAACGGTACGGAACATTCTCTCAATGGAAGCCGACGGCACTACGATGATTTTCCAGCGCATCTCCGAAGCTATTTCAAGCGTCGATAATAAACAGCAGACCAACTACAATGAAATCTTGAAATACATCAGATTTGTCGACGGAAACATCATACTCGGTGAGCAGGGAAATGAAATCACCCTGACCATCAAGAATAATCGGCTTTCTTTTCAACAGAACGGCAATGAGATCGCATACATGTCGGATAACCAGCTCGTTATCGCAAATGCGGAGATCAAGGCTGGCGGTCGGCTGAGGCTTGGCGTATTCGGCTTCGTTCCTCGCGCAGATGGATCCCTCTCGTTCCTGAAGGTAGGTGAAGGTAACTAATGGCAGCATCGAACTGGTTCAGTACAACGAATTCATACATAAAGTATCGCATAGAGCTGAACGTCAACAGTCAGGATCAGGCGAATAATTTCTCCAACGTTACTGTCAAGGTATTTATTTACCGCACGAACACAGGCTATGAGACCTACGGCAGCGGCACCTGCTATTGCACCATTGACGGAACACAGTACAGCAAGTCGATTTCTTCCTCCCAGAAGATAACCAATACCGGCTTGTACCTGTTTGAAAAGACGTTGAACATCTCGCATGGAAGCGATGGCACAAAGTCGCTGACCATCAGTTCGAGCATTCAGCACAGCCGATTTACTGCATCGGAAAACAGTTGGACGATCAGCTTGGACGCTATTGCCCGCGCGTCCAGCTTCACCGTTGACGAGGTCAGGACACTGGGCACAGCAAACACGATTGCGATCACCAAGGCGGACGCCGGATTTACACATACATTATCATGGTCGTGCGGAAATCAGTCTGGCGCAATTGCAACGCAAACCGCCGAATCCAGCACGAGCTGGGTACCATCGGTCAGTCTGGCCTCGCAGAACACAGACGGTGAATCGGTCACGATAACCCTCTCCTGTACGGCTTACAATGGTAACATCCAACTGGGAACGACCTTCCAGACAATCGCATATTCGATCCCCGCATCCGTGAAGCCAACGTGTTCGATCAGCGTAAGCGATACATCAGGCTGTTACTCTGAATATGGGATTTATGTGCAGGGAAAAACTACGCTCCAAATCAATGTTACGCCTACGCTTGCCTACAGCTCGCCCATCGCATCGTACAGCATTACGGCAAACGGCAAGACGTATTCTGCGTCAAGCGCGATAACCGGCGCGCTGACATCTGTCGGCACTATCGAAATTACCGCCACAGTTACCGATCAGCGCGGCAGAACCGGCTCTGCAACAAAGTCCATCTCAGTTGTGGCGTATGAACCGCCGTCGATCAAGAAACTGCTGGTGACGCGCTGCAATGTTGATGGTACGGAGAATTTCGAGGGTGAATACGGTCTGGTGGAATTTGAAGCCATTGTATCCACAATGAGCGGGCAGAACACCGCAGATTATTCCGTCACCTATGCGCCATCGTCGGCGACCGGCGGCGAAACGCAGGCTTTAACCGACTACAAAAACAACTTTTCCCCATCGGGTTCTGTCATCATTCCGATGTCATCCAGCTATGCCTACGACGTTACGCTGACGGCGACGGATGCGTTTACGTCCATCGGACTGAAAACAACTGCGTCGACCGGTTTTTCACTGATTCACTTCGGTGCGGATGGCCGCACAATGGCATTCGGAAAAATTTCCGAGCATACCGGCGAAGCTGAATTTGGTTTGCCGATTCGGCTGACTGGTGGTCTGATACACATCCCCATTCCGAACGATCAGGATTTTGATGAATTGACTGTGCCGGGCTTCTATGGCGGAAGCGCTGGCAGCTATACTCACAGCCCTTTCTCAACTGGCACGATGCTGGTGGCAGTGCACTCCCTCGGAACGGGCGAAGACCTGATACAGATAGTCACCAGCCAGTATGCGACCTACAATCAATCAGTGCGGCGCATGCGGAAATCGGGCGTTTGGACAAGCTGGTATGATGATCTGCCCAATGCCGTTATCCCTCCAAACAAGGGCGGCACAGGGTTGATTTCTCCTGACATTGGTAGCGTTTTAGTTGGCAATGGGGCAAACGCAATGGCAAAGCTGCTAGGCATTGGTGCGCTCTTCGCCGAAGAATCAGGGAAACCAAAGTTCGGAACGCTACCCATTTCCTTGGGCGGGACGGGAAGTACTACAGCGGAAGGTGTACTGCAAAACATCGGTGCGGCAGCAGCAGAACACATACATACTATCGATGATATTGAGGATATTTCTGCTGCGACCGGCTATATCAAGATCGGTTCTATAGCCATTTGCTGGGGCAACGCAGGAGCATCCAACATGAGCGGTGCAAGAACAATATCGGTGAACTTTTCTCACTTTTCAAGTGCTCCCACAATCGTTGCAACACCATATTGTACTGCTGCCGGTGTCGCCGGTCACACTCTGTCGGCTCATATTACGTCCGTGTCGGCAACAGCAGCGTCCATCCGTCTGCTGTCCACATATACCAGCTCTCTCAGCGTTGGAGCTCGCTGGATTGCTATCGGAGCAGCCAAATAATTAAGCGGGAAGGAGAGAATCACATGATTACGGTTATTGATGACAAGCCAAGGAACCACATTGCATATGTTCACGCACTGCTTTACGACGATGTCGCGGAACTGACGAGCGCAAAGCTACCTGTTGCAGACGGCGGTTCCGTAACCTGTCTGCCCGGGTCAGTAGCATTCAAGGCAGGGTTCACCGATATGAAGCAGCTCGACCATAATGGAGAATGGCAGGACTGCTGAAAGGAAGGTGATCCGCCTTGGATAGAATGCTCATTGCTCAGACTGTCGATCTCGATACAGGACAGGCGAACACCACACATGGTAGGAGCTTTCGCGAAGCAGTCAGAGGTAATAAGCTGGCGATACGCTGGCAAATTACTCTGCTGAACGCTGGTGTCGCTGCCAATATCGAGGGCTGCTCGTGCTGCGTGAAGGCAGTTCGAGCCGATGGCCAAACCGTGCCTGTCTCCGGCACGGTCAGCGGCAATACGCTTGCCGCAACGCTCACAGGAGAATGCTTTGCTGTAGTCGGGAAGCTGAAATGCTTCTTCGATCTGATGGACGCGACCGGCGATACCATCATGACCGCTGCCAAATTGGAGCTTGACGTAGTCATGGGGCAGACCGATGCCGTCGTTGATCCCAGCGATGTATTTCCTGATTTCTCTGCACTCGTTGCAGCAATGACCATGACGCACATGGACGCCGGCATTGTCAAAGTTACAAAGAGCGCAATTGGTCAGTATACCGTTGAATACGTTGGAAGCGCAAGCTATACCGTCAGCATCAATGGCGAGACCATGACAATCACTTGATACAAGGAGGCTTGGACGCATGGATGTACAAACTTTGGCTGCTGCGCTGGCCATTGGCGAAAGGCGCAAGGCAAACCTTGTCGCGCCTGAGTATGACGCAACATCGACCTATGAAATCGGGGCGATTGTGATGTACAAGGGTACGATGTACGAATGTACGACTACGATCAGCACGGCAGAAGCATGGAATGCCGATCACTGGACGAAGCGCACGCTTGAGTATTACCTGAGCCAGATCGGCGTGGAATATCCCCGTTTCGGCGTTTCCGGCGTCGGCAAGTCCACATCGAAGCTCGCCAGACTGTGGACTTCGGCGGATTTGTCTGAACCCACACCCGGTACAGATACGATTCCGTGTTCTTCGCCATATGACGCTTACGCGCCGTTCAACCGCAAAAAGTGCGTAGGTAATTGGGTATTGGACGCGGCGAGCGCAACGCCCAAAGCGAAGTTCAACGTACAGGCATACTACGGCGACGCGGATTACGCCGAAGACGGCACGATGGGCGACTATGTCGCAGTCGAAATCACGCCGTTTTACTACTTCGAGAGCGGCGATATGCTGGGTGTTTCCGAGCATCAATTCCCCGGCTGGAAGATCCATCCGGTGTGCGTGGACTACGATGGAAACATCCGCGCCAAGACGTATATTCCATGCTACGCGCTGGCGCTGAAGAACAATAAGGCCGTATCCCTGCCCGGCTATCATCAGGAAGCAAACTCCTATTCAGGCTTGTGGACGAGTTGCCAGAAATATAACAACGTAGATGTCAAGACGCTCACGATGCTTACCCCATCGGCGGTAGACCATTATCAATGGCTACTATTCACCATCGAATATGCGACACAAAATTGCCAGAGCGTAATGCAGGGCTTTGTCAACTCGAGCTATTCTGACAGCGTGAAAGTAACCGCTGTTCCCACCGCCAATCAGGTGGTGATCGCAGGCTGGAATGCGTCAAAGTTTCTGGTCGGCGAAAGCATTAACTTGGCAAGCAGTATCTGGGGGCGTGAGGAAGCGACGCAACTGCGGTGCATCACGGCGGTGGCGCGCTGCGATGAAACCGGAACAGCGTCCGATACCGGAAACTATACGCTGTATACCTATGACGGTGATGACCTCAGTTCGGCGATTACTGTGGGTACAACTATTTTGATGGCGCGTCCTTGGATAACCGGCGCAACAGATGGTCATGCCTATGGCGTTGCTGCCGTCAAAGGACACACCGGCTCGCCTGTCAGCAATACCAACGGCATGTATCCAATGCGCTATCGTTGGGTAGAAAACGTCTGGGGAACTTGTTTCATGACATCTCACGATCTGGCTGATGTTCGTGTGGACGATGGCGATGGTAACTACCATATTGAATGGTACTACAATACCGATCCTCGCAAGGTGACTGTTCCGTATAACTACAGTCAGAGTGATTTGAGCAACACTGCCAAAGGCTGGACAAAGCTGGGCATAACTACGCCGTATAGCGATGGTTATATTAGTGAGCTGGGATATGATGCGCGCTATCCCCACATCAAAGTACCTGTCGCCACGACAGCCTCCTCAGCTTCGTATTATTGTGACTACGCCTACCTCGTCCACTCGTACGTTGTTCGTTCCGTGCGGCGTCGCGGTTACTTGTATCACGGCTCGTCTGCTGGTCTGTGCTGCTTCCTCGCGAGCTCTGCTCCTTCCGCTGCGGTCTGGTACTGTGGCGGCGAGCTTTATTTTATCCAGTAGGGGGTTGAATGCCGCGTAAGCGGCAGAAGGGGGTCGCAACCCCCTTCTCATTTATTGGCGCGTAAGCGCCGAAATTTAAGCTCCCAAAACCAACTAACGCGAAGCGTTATTTTCCAACAAAATCAAGCGAAGGCGAAAACTCTATGCTATAATACCGTTCATTCAAACGGAACTGGATGCGCTTCCTTAGCCGCCTACCTCGTCAACTCGAACGTTGTTCGTTCCGTGCGGCGTCGCGGTAACTTGAATAACGGCTCGAATGCTGGTCTGTGCTGCTTCAACGCGAACTATGCTCCTTCCAATGCGGAATGGAACTGTGGCGGCGAGCTTTACCCAATTCCAGCCCCAGCATGACGCTGATGCGATACCCATGCCGGATCGGAGAAAACTGTACCGAGTTACATTGCACATCCTTTTCCGTGGTTCGGCAACGAACCGAAATAATCCGACTGGAACGGCTTAGTAAATCATTGAAACGCCGGAAGGATGAAAAGACATTGAAACGCTTCGGACATCTATGGGAGAAGTTCTGCTGCATGGAGACGGCTGTTGCCGCTATCGAGCTTGGCACAGTCAACAAGCGCCATGATCATGTGGTGCATCGAAAGCTGTGCTATGACACAGAGGACCCAGAGTTTCGCTACAAGCTCGATCCCGCAAAGATCAAGGTCTTCGCCGAGAAGGTTCTGGCACAACTGAAAAACGGCTGGCAACATCAGCCTATGCGTGAGAAGGATATCCATCCTGCCCGAGGAAAAGCCCGCAAGATTGACAGTCCCTGTTTGACGGATCACGTCATTCACTGGATGCTCACTATCGCAATTAAGGAGCCGATCACGCGAGGAATGTATGAGCACTCCTATGGTAGCATCCCTAATCGTGGTATTGATGGCGCGAGACGCACGGTAGAACGTTGGGTTCAGCACGATAAGAAGAGCAAATATTTCGTCAAGCTGGATATCAAGAAATTCTATCCGAATGTGAATCAGAATATCCTCAGGGACAAATTCCGCAGGATCATCAAGGATCAGCAGATTCTCGAAGTGATTGATGAGGTCATCAGTTGTGTCCCAAAGGGATTGCCTATCGGGACGTACACCAGCCAGTGGTTCGCAAATTTCTATCTGCAGGGGCTGGATCATCATGTCGTGCAGGGCTTATACAAGACTCGCCGCGGCAAGCGCATACCCTATGTGTCACACTACCTTAGATACATGGACGATATGCTGCTGTTTGGCAATTCCAAGCGGGATCTGGAAAAGGCAGTGCGCGAGATTCAGGAATATTGCAAAACAGAGCTGGGCTTGACCATCAAACCGGCATGGGAGATTCGGAAGATTGCCGAATGTGTCAGAAAAGAGAACGGACACAAGGTATTATTCACAGGTACAGCGCCGATTGACATTGTTGGATATCGCTTCTACCGCAACAGAACCGAGATACGAGCCGCTATCTACCTGCACACCAGACGACTTCTAAGCAAAGCTGTGAAAAAACTTGAGCAAAAAGAGAATATACTTCTGCTTCATGCTCAGGGCATCAACAGCTTAATCGGCTGGTTCAGCCATGCAGATTGCCAGGCGTTTCTCAAAGAACTCAATCAGAATATCAATGTCAAATTCATAAGAGAGGTGATATCATATGCGGCAAAGCACGGAATTGACGGCCATGCCGCCCGAATTTATTGTAACCGTGGAAGACGACAGGGCGATTATCACATTCTACACGGATGTGAAGGCAGTCCAGCGCGAAGATCAGACCGCGTACACGGCCATCGCGTGGACGATGAACGCGCCCGTATCGCCCAATCTGGAGGAGCGCATTGCGGCGCAGCCGGGGCTGTGGCTGGCGAAGGTGAAGGCCGTGACCGAAGCGGAGGAAGCAGCGGCTGAACTCGAACGGCTGAAAGAAACGGCGACGGATGACGCGGTCTGCGAGCTGGCAGACATCGTTGCGGACTTGACGGACGCGGTAACGGAGCTGGCGACCATGGTTGCCGGATTGGAGGGATAAGAATGGTAAATCTGTATGTGAAGCTCATCCGAATGGGCAGGAAGACAATCGACGATGTGCCGGAACTCTGGCGCGCTGCGGTGCTTGAAGCACTTGGTGAAGAGGGTTAACAGACCATGAGTGAACTGCGTGTGATCGAGCGCCTCGAACAGATGCTGCATTTGGCTCTGGAGATTATCGACGAACAATCAGCACTTTTAAACCAGCACGGAATCGAGACAGACAGTGGGAAACTGGAGGCTGAAGAACAGCGGTTCCGTGAGGATATGGAAAAATGGTGCTGACCACAAACGACTGAAAAGGGTATCGGCTGTAACAGGCTGGTGCCCTTTTCTATGTAATTCAGAAAGGAGAATTGATTATGGCAGACATCAAGCTGGAACGCGAATCTGACGCGCCCGTCGATTGGAAAACCGACACTATCCTGCAACGCGACGTCACCGGAGAAGTGTTCGAGGTGGAAGTACCGGACGATGATACCTATGGCGTGGAGGTAACCGACGATGTTGACGACAATTAAGCAGGGAAGCAACGGCAACATGGTCAAGGTCGCTCAGTACCTCACAGGTTTTGCCGCCCGAAAGAAAGCCCTGGGCAACTTCAACGCCAACTTCGTCTCGCACGTCTGCGCATGGCAGCGCAAGCATGGCCTGACCGCAGATGGCATCATCGGGCCGAAGACATGGGCAAAGATCGCAGAGGAAGCGCCGACCTGCTCCACAGGCAGAAATCGCAAGAGCGCGGCAACCTGTGCCGTACAGCTCCTGATTGGAAAGCTGTCGGCGGATGGTATCTTCGGCAATCTGACCAAGAAGGCCGTCGCCGCCTATCAGAGCGCCAAGGCGCTTACGGTGGATGGCATCGTCGGAACCGATACCTGGGCGGCGCTGATCGTCGGTGCGGCGGTAATTGACGAGCCGACCAACGCCGGAACGAAACCCACCACCGGCGACAATGGCCCCACCATCAACCGGTGTGTCCACTACCTTCAGTGGGACAGTCGCTGGAAGAATAAGAAATACAGCACCCATACCTCCAGCCAGACCATTGGCAATAGCGGCTGTGGACCGTCCGCCATGGCGCAGATCATGGCCACGTTCATTGACCCGGCAATTACGCCCGTAGAAATGTGCGCTCTGGCTGTGGAAAATGGCTATCGCACCCAGAACAACGGAACGGCATGGGGATTCTACCCATTCGTATTCAAGAAGTACGCAAGCTTCGCGAAGTACGTTGCCACATCCAGCGTGGAGACTCTCAAGGCGGCACTGTCTCAGGGCGCATTGGCCGTATGCTCCATGAACAATGGCGACAACGGTTTCTGGACAAAGGGCGGGCACTTCGTTACGGCCATTGGCTACGATGCGGCGGGCTACATCTACGCCAACGATCCGAATAAGAGCGCTGCGCCTCGGAAGCAGCTCGCCGTCAAGTTTGCCAAGTGCATGAAGCAAGCCTTCATTTTCTGGCCGAAAACGAAGGTCACCGATTCTGCGGATGAGGGCGGCAAAGCGATTATCGACATCTCCAAGTGGCAGGGCGACATCGACTTCGATAAGATGAAAGACGACGTGGCGCTGGTAATCGTCAGAGCGTCCTGCGGCTCTGACAAGGATCCTCGGTTCGAATCCTATGCCAGGGCCATGACTGAGCGGGGCATTCCCTTCGGTGTGTACGGGTATTCCTATGCGGGCGACGTCGCCAAGGCGAAAGACGAGGCCCAGAGAATCGTCCAGTACGCCAGCTCGTTCAATCCGCTGTTCTACGTCATCGACGCGGAGGAATCGAAACTGACGCAGGAGACCATCGCAGCTTATGCCAAGGCGCTGAAAGCCCAGGGGGTGAATCGCATCGGCTGTTACGTGGCGCACAACCGCTACAAGAGCTACGGCTACGACGGCATCCGCAATCTGTTCGATTTCACGTGGATCCCGAGATATGGCAGGAATGATGGAACTATCGGCGGCTCTACCATGCCAAGCCATCCCTGCGATTTGTGGCAGTACACGTCCGCTGGATCCATTCCCGGGATTCAGGGCAACGTGGACATGAGCGCCGTCACTGGTACGGGCAAAGATCTTAAATGGTTTCTTGGCGGCGACTGACGCTGCTGCGTGGTGAGCGAAGATTAAAAAGTTCGGAGGATAACAGGTATGAGCGACACTGTGATCGTCGCCCTCGTCGCGGGTCTCGCCGCTGTCATTGGCGGCGTGATTTCGCAGTTGGGCGAGGGGATACGACAGAAACGCAGGCGTTCGTATGAGAAGGACGACGGTGAAGACAAGAACATCACGGCGCTGAAGGTTGGGCTGAAATGGGTGCTGTATGACCGCATACGCTATTTAGGCCAGCGCTATATCAGCGACGGCAAGGTTGACTTCGATGACCGTCGTATTCTCAACGAGATGCACAAGAGCTACCATGAAGGACTGAGTGGCAACGGCGACCTTGACAATCTCATGGCAGAGGTCAACAGACTGCCGCTGGAATGAAAGGAGTGTTTTCTATGAAGCTGAATAACAAGGTGTACGACGCGCTCAAGTGGATCGTGATGATCGTCATCCCCGCCGTGACCACGGCCTATGTCGGCCTGGCCGCGATCTGGCACTTCCCCTACGCGGAGGAAGTCGCCAAGACCAGCGCGGTGATCTGCACGCTCCTGGGCGCGCTGCTGGGCATCAGCACGGCCCAGTACAACAAGACGAACGAGTAATAGCAAGCCCCCGACCATCTCCACCGATGGTCGGGGGCTTATTTGTCGTTTTTGGCCGTTGCAACGGCCTTTAGGGCTTCTTCCGGGGCTTGCCCCTATTCCTCTTGGCCTTCCGCTTCCTCGGCTGGAAGGTGCCTTTCCGCTGATTCTCATAGGCCTCGATGCGTTCCTGGTTCCTGCGCTCGATCTCCCGCATCAGCAGCAGCTTGATTCTGATGTGCATGGCGTACCTCCTGTCAGAACACCTCGTCCTCCATGATGCCGACGTCCCAGATCGAGAACATATCGCCGGCCTTGCTGTTCGGCAGCTCCATGGTGGCCACGGCCTTGTGCGCTTTGGCCAGCGCGTCGTCGATGTTGGCCGCCTCCAGGATCAGGTCTTTCTCCTTGATCTCGCCCATACGCTTCACCGAGTAGCTGATCTTCCAGTGCTTCATGTTATTCCTCCTCAAAAGCATTCTTCCGTGAGCCGCATGATCTCTCCGATCGTCAGGTCTTTGACTTCCTGTTCGGACAGGCACTCCATGAGCGTCGTGCCGTCCACCTCCAAGCTGAACCCGTCCAAGTCCGGGCCGGTGATCTTGATGGTCACTGTTCATTTCCCCTCGTCGAGCTGGTGCCGCAGCTCCCGCTTCCATTCATTGTATTCGTGGATCGCCTCACGGCTATTCTGATCTGTCTGCTCCCAGCGCTCCTTGAGCAGTGCGTAGTATTCATCCCTCGTCATGTCAGTCCTCCATTCCCGCAGCCATCCGTTCCCTGGCGGCGTTGTTGGCAACGATGTCGTCGAACCAGCGATCCTGCATCCGCAGTTTGAACATGGACAGCTTCCCGACGTCGAGGCCGTCCAGGGGGAAGGCCAAGAAGTGGATGTCTCGGGGATAGGCGTTGGTGCCCGTCAGTCCGTAGTAGAGGTTCATATCGGCGCCGGTGAACTCCACCCACTGCTGAATGGTGCCGATGCCCTCCTGGTTCAGCATGTCCTGGTAACCATCCTTCCACTCCTGCAGGTCACCGCCGCAGCCGGTGATCGTGTACCAGGAGCCCTTCTCAAGCATATCAAAGCAAACCATTTTCAATCCTCCTCCGTGGTGTCAATGTTCAGGATCAGGCCGTCTGGGGTGTAGTCGAAGCTGTCCACGTCGTAGTCGGCGAAGTCGCCGTACATGGCGTCACGCATCGTCCCGATGAACACCTCGTCTTCAACATCGTCGTTCATGTCGTAGATGCGAATCTCCACCAGATCGTCGGTGCAGAGGAAACAGAAATCGTATACGCTCATGGCGTTCCTTTCTCCCGGTCAATGGCCCGGCCGGGAGGGCTGTCAATCAAAACTTCTTTGCAGCCAGCCACACCATTTCAGCGGCGGCGGTGAGGGCGCTGTCAGCGGTGACATCCTTGACGTAGAGCAGATGCATGGTCTCTTCTTCCCAGAATAGGAAGTACTCGCTGCCGGTCATGATCTGGTGGTACTTCCGCTGGTACTCGGTATACCGGCTGATCGTCTCGCTGTCCGGGCGATCATAGGTGACGATGATATCCTTGCGGCGTCCGAACTCCCGGATCATGCTCTTGCCGTACTCGGCCAGCTTCTTCATCTCGGTTGTGCGTTCAGCTCTGCGATCTTCCATTGTGTTATCCTCCTTATACGACCAGCTCGTAGCTGGTGCTGCTGTAGCCGTTGGCCGCGGCATTGTTCTCGGCATTGTTCAGGTTCGTGACCAGGGAGCGTACCGTCTTCGGCTGCATGTTGATCTTCTTGTTCCCTCGTTCATGCTCCCAGCTATGTCCCTTCAGGAGCGTGTAGGAGAACTTGTCAATCAGCTCCGCCAGCGTCCCGGTGTACTCATGCTCACGATACCCTCTGAGGCCATACCTCGTTTCCTTGATGGTGTACTGTTTCATTTCGATTGCCTCCTGTTCTCAGTCCTGGTTCTGATAGAGTTCCAACCGGCCGGTTTCGTCGGCTTCGATCATTTCCTCGCACTCTTCCTTCGTTCCGGTGAAGATCACAGTATCGTCTTTCACGACATGCCAGAGATCCTCGTCTTCGTTGAAGCAGCTCTCAGTGATGCCGCCGTAGGTGTAGAATCCGTAGCTCTGGCGGTCATGCCCCAGGTAAACCGGCGTGTCCTCGTCGTACTGCTCCAGCATGGAGATCAGTTCGCCCACGGTCATCGTCCTGCGAATCTGGTCAATGGCGTATCCCTCACGATTGGCTTCGATAATCAGCTTCATGGTATCTTCCTTTCTGGGGCGGTTTTGCCGCCGCCCCTCGGCTGTCGTTCTCAGTCCACGAACTGCCTCAGTTCGCCATCCACCATTTCGTAGGCCCTGGCCACGTTCGCGTTCACGTTGAAGCGGATGTAGTTCCAATCCCATGCGGCGAACCTCGGCCGGCGAACCTTCTGGCCGACCTGGCGCAGCCGGTTGTGGCGGTTGATCTCATACACCGGCGCCCAGCGGATAATGGTGATGCTCTCACGGACGAACCCGAATTCCTTGGCGATCATGTCGGCTGCTTCGTCGTCGGTCATTTCATCGGCAGTGCCGGTGCGGGCCAACTGATCGTACTTCTCGTCCGAGCAGTTGTGCTTGTCTTCGTAGGGCTTCCACTCCTGCTCCTTCTCAAGCTCGGCTTCCAGGCGGGCGATCCGCTTCTCCAGCTTTTCGTTCTCGGCCATCAGGCTCTTCTCGGTCTCCAGCATCGTGGCGCGGAGCTGCGCGATCTTCTCGGCACGGGCCTTGCAGATGCCATCGGCGCCGACCGTTTCCTTCCAGTGCTTGCAGAACGCGTCCTTGTCGCCGTCGAACTTGTAGTAGGCTTCCTCAATCTCGTTGTACTCCTCTGCCGTCGGCTCGATGCCGGTGCGTTCGATAAACTCGTTCATCATCATTTTGTGTGACCTCCTTGATTGACTTGTGAAGTGTTTTGCTCAACTTCTTGATTATAATGTATCACAAAACAAGCATAATGTCAAGCATAATTTCCGACTTCTTATAAATTTTGCTTGACATCTTGCGCAGAAATGCGTAAGATGAATGATGGGAGGTGATTTAATGGCCGTTGAGTATACCGGCAACAGAGTAGTCAGATGCCGGCTTCGTCAACTCATGGGCATACACGATAACATGAGGATCTCTGAACTGGCCGAGAAGACCGGGCTGCAGCGCAATTCCATATCCGCCATGTACAACAATACTGCAACCAGGTACGACGCCAAGTCCATCGCTGCGGTCTGCGATGCGTTGAATTGTGAAGTCGGCGATCTACTGGTCTTGGAGGAGGTAGAGGAATGAAGGTCGACAATCTGAACATTGAGAAAAACGGTTTTCTCACCATCGGCTCAATTTTCGAATTTGACAATCCTCTGGACATCACGCTGCTGATAGACAGATGCCGGCAGAATGGATGTACCCTTCGCTTCAAAAACGAGGATTTGACCATCGACAACAGTTACGGTAATGATGCTTCCAAGGTGGCCGTGGTGACGCTTTACACGATGCTGGCAGGTCATCCGAAAGCCGCGCTGGATTACATTCGGTACTGCGTTCACGCTGCTGCCAAAAAAGAATGTGACCCGAACGCCGTGTAGCGTTCGGGCCGTCGTTCAGAACTTGACTGGTCTGATCGGATTGCCCTTGCTGTTTCGCTCAATCTTCGGTATCTTGTCGGGCTCATATGTAATGAGCTCATCCAGCGTGCAATCCAGCGCTTCGCAGATCAGATCAAAATGTTCCAGCGTAACTCTTGTGCTGATCTCGCGGTACATTTCGCTGATTGTTGAGGGCCGAATCCCAGTCACTTGCGCCAGCTTTGCTTGCGTCCACCGCTTTTTGCCAAGAAGGGCGGACAGGTGAATCCTTATCATAGCCATACCCCTTTACAGGTATGATAGCAAAATGACGTTTTCTTCGCTTGTTATTGTTAGATTCTAACTGTATTCGTTATTAAGAATTAGAGAATACAAAAGGCACCTGATCGGTGAAAAGCCAGATCAGATGCCTTTTGTATCATTTGATATCGAAGTAAATTGTCAATAAAAACACCCGACCGACCATTTTCAGGACAGCAGGTGTTCTTATAAGGAAAGTGTGGTACACCTTCAGGGGCTCGAACCCTGGACACCCTGATTAAGAGTCAGGTGCTCTACCAACTGAGCTA